GCAACAGACATATGGAACTGGTAACATAGATATGGAAACCGGGGAAGTATCAGAATAATATAACCCATTTGGAGGATTCGTATGGCAAATGAAAGAATTGTTTCCCCTGGCGTATTTACCAGAGAACGGGATTTAAGTTTCCTAACTCAAGGTATTAGTGAAATCGGGGCGGCATTTATTGGACCCACACCAAAAGGTCCAGCGTTTATCCCGACCATCGTGCGTGGTCAACAGGAATATATTACCAGATTTGGCGAAGCAGATACCAATCATTACACGGGATTGTCGGCAAAAAATTATCTCCGCGAATCTGGTGTAGCAACCATCGTTCGTGTATTAGGAACTACTGGATATGACCCCACCACCACAAAGTCTGCGGTAATTTATGCCAGTGGATCGTCGGGTAGAAAAGTATATGCGGTATTACATCCAAGCAGTACAGGAAATACGATTACGAATGCAACAGCAACCGGAACTACTAGTAGTTTTAGCTTAGTTGTATCGGCATCAGGCGGTACCAACATTAGTGCAAGTTCACTGAGTCCGACTGAGGGAACTTCCAACGCATTCCAAGATTATTTTGCTTCAACACCAATTACAACACAAAATTCATATATTTATGCAATTTTCCCTGAAGCAGTGGCCGCCGCCGGAACTAGTATTACATTCCAAGCAGTAACATCAAGTACTGCGTTAAATTTTGATGGCTCAACATATGGCAATTACAATCACGCCAGTACGCCGTATATTCAATCACAAACGTTGGGTGGTAGTAAATTAGATCTATTCAAGATTCACACACTCAGTGACGGCAATTCTGCAAACAAAGAAATTAAAGTATCGTTTGCAAACATGAAAGCCAGTGGAGATGTTGAATATAATTTTGGTACCTTTACAATGTTCGTTCGTCGTTATGATGACACGGATGCACGTTCGGAAATATTAGAACAGTTTGACAATGTAAATCTTGACCCAGATAGTCCACAGTATATTGCACGGGTCATTGGTAACAGTGCACCAACTGAAGATACTGTAACGGGTGAAATGTATTATCAAGGTGACTTCCCAAATAACTCACAATATATTTGGGTAGAAATGACGGATGCGCAGATTCCAGAAACAGCACTTCCGTTTGGATTTGCGGCATATGAATCAACCGTGTCGGCGGCATCAAGTGAATTAACGGCACCAGATTATGTCACAAGTCGTTGGCTTGACGGCGCAGTTGAAGGATATACTACACAATCAATCGACAAGAAATATTATTATGGTTGGAATTTTGACGCAGGAAATGAAACCAATAATTCTTATCTTGGACCAATTCCATCGGGCTCAGTTACCGTTGGTACAGTATTTAATCTTGAAAACATCGTGGATGTGCCAAATGGAGCAGTGCCAAAGGCAATCTCACTGTCAGACGCAGATAGTTTCATCTATCGTAAGTTCTCGGTGGCCTTCCAAGGCGGATTTGACGGATTAAATCCTGCACGTGACATTAACATGGGCGGTGACATCGTTGCTACCAATAGTCAAGGGTTCAATTTATCAACCTCTGTGTCAGCAGGATCAGTATCATATAAGAAAGCATTGGATGCCATCAGTAATCCAGATCAGTTTGACTTTAACTTATTAATACTTCCTGGTGTTATCTATGAATATCATTCATATATTGCAGATTATGCATTAACCTTGTGTGAAGATCGTGGAGATGCATTTTACATCATGGATACTACGGGATTAACCGCTACATTAGCAACAGCAACAGCAAAGGCGGGTGAAATTGATAGTAACTACGCAGCAACCTACTATCCGTGGTTACGAGTCATTGATACCAATACCAATAAGTTAATTTGGGTTCCACCGTCAGTAATTCTTCCAGAAATTTATGCTTACAACGATAATGTTGCAGCAGAATGGTTTGCACCTGCTGGATTAAATCGTGGTGGCATTGCAAGTGCAGTCGGTGTCAAGGTTCGCTTACCACAAGCAAGTCGTGATACACTCTACGAAGGAAAGGTAAACCCAATTGCACAGTTCCCAGGACAAGGTATCTGCGTATGGGGTCAGAAGACACTACAACGCCGTTCATCAGCACTTGATCGTGTGAACGTCCGTCGTTTGTTAATTGCGGTGAAGAAGTATATTGCAAGTTCGGCACGTTATTTAGTGTTCGAACAGAATGTTGAAGCAACACGCAATCGTTTCCTCAACATTGTCAACCCATACCTTGCAAGTGTACAAGAACGTTCTGGATTGTACGCATTCCGCGTGGTCATGGATGAAACAAATAACACGCCTGATGTGATTGATAGAAACATCCTGTACGGACAACTCTATCTACAACCCACACGAACAGCAGAATTCATTATTCTTGATTTCAATGTTCTCCCAACAGGCGCAACGTTCCCAACCGCGTAAATTGAGAAAGGTGGGGGGAGGTAAAATCTCCCCTCACAATTTTCAACCTTCTTATATTTATAGTTAGATATCCTTTCGGAGATTATACATGGCAAACCTAGTATCAGAACAAGAGCTGTTCTTTACAGCATTTGAACCAAAAATGAAAAATCGTTTCATCCTATACATGGATGGAATTCCTTCTTATCTCGTAAAAAAAGTAGCACGGCCAACTATTAAACAAGATTCAAAGCCACTTGATCATATCAATGTACAACGATATGTGAAAGGAAAGACTACATGGGGAAGTATGGCATTGGAATTATATGACCCAATCGTCCCATCAGGCGCACAAGCCGTTATGGAATGGGTGCGTTTACATCATGAATCGGTCACGGGTCGTGACGGATATCTTGAATTCTACAAGAAAGACTTAACACTCAATGTGCTTGGCCCAGTGGGTGATAAAGTCGAAGAATGGATTATCAAGGGCGCACAAATTACTGAAGTCAACTTTGGTGAAATGGATTGGAGTACTGATGATGTGATGACATTCACACTTACCGTCCAGCCCGACTATTGTGTTTTGAATTATTGATCTTGTTGTAATAATAGATATAGAATCTCCACGGCGTTACAAATTACGCTGTGGAGATTTTGTATATAAAGTCATATAAAACCACCCTATTAACATACTTTTTGATATTTATACTAGAGTATTCTTTATAATGAGAATTATATGGCAGATATTACAGATTTTCAAGTCGGGCAAGGTGAAACATTTAAAATACTCGTACAATTGCAAAATCGTAGTAATAACAATACTCCATTGGATATTACCAATTATACGTTCACCGGCCAATTACGAGAAAATTACACCACAGATGAAGTTGCCGCAACATTTTCGTTTGAAAAGGCAACTCCATATACCTCGGGCAGTTTATTTATACAACTAGATCCTGCATCTACACTACAACTAACACAACGTAAGTATGTATATGATATTAATATTACCAGTGGCTCAACAGGTCCAGTAGTTCGTCGCATCCTAGAAGGCGGATTAACAGTAAGACCAACGGTAACTAGATAATAAATGCACAATATAAAACTAGATATACCGGATATTACCGTTGTTATTGAAAAAGGAAGCGAATATCTTTCCACGGTAACTCCAAGCGAAGTATATCAGGTATTGGTTAATACTGGAGACAACTATAATGTTGTTGTGGATAACCATGATATCATCGTAACAAATAACTCTGGTAGTTATCTTACCGTTGCGGATTATGCAAGCACGGCTAGTTACGCACTGGTTGCGCAATCACTGGCTGCTGGTGGCTCAATTGTATATGATACCATTTCTGCCTCCAATGCCTATTTTGGCAATCTTACCGTATCACAATCTATTAGAGCCAATTTATTTACTGGGTCATTCGTTGGCAACCTTGTAGGAACAAGCAGTTGGGCAACGAGTGCATCGTATGTGCCACCTTCAGGACTCCCGTCAGGAGTAGTCTCCAGTTCCTCACAAGTCTCGTATACGGGACTTAGTAATGTTCCGAGTGGTATCGTATCAAGTTCTGCGCAAGTATCATATACTGGACTCGCTAACATACCTGTAAATATTGTCAGTGGTTCAACTCAAATTGTTGCGCTTGGATTTGCAACAACTGGTTCAAATTCATTTAATGGCAATCAAACTATAACAGGCTCTCTTATTCAAGGATTAGAGGGGAATATAGCAACCGGAGAGAACTCCCATGCTGAAGGAAGTATTACTAAAGCAATAGGAAACTACTCACATGCTGAAGGAGATAATACCCAAGCAAAAGGAGACTACTCACACGCTGAAGGTCAAGAAACAATAGCATCGGGTTCATATTCACATGCAGAGGGTTATCAAACAATAGCATTAGCCAATCATCAACACGTTCAAGGCCAATTTAACGCTGTATCATCTATACCTGCCGCTTTTATTGTAGGTAATGGAACTGACGATGGTAATAGAAGTAATCTTATATATGCTGCGGGAAATGAAGTACAGATAACTGGTTCACTGAATGTTACTACCAGCATTACCGGCTCATCATTTGTTGGTAAGTTAGCTACTACACAAATTGCCGTTACGACAGCTACCGCATCAATTAGTACGATTATCTCCTCATCAGTAAAACGTGGCATATTTAGTGCAACGGAACAAATAGAACCATATATACCTAGCGATGTATTTAGTGGAGTTTCTATTGAATATAATGCCCAGCGGATAGGATCAGTTCGGTCGGGATTTATCCTTGCATCGTGGAGTGGTAGTGATATATCGTTCACCGACGTTTCTAACGCGGATGTGGGGGAAACCTACGATTTATCTTTTAATTTTATTAAAGTTGGGTCAGATATCATATTACGTGCTAATAGTTTGGGATCTGGGTCGGGGGATTGGACTGTGCAATTCTTATTTAAGATGTTTCCTAAACTATTATGATATTTATATACAAACCATTTCGGAGATAACGTATGGCAAATGAATTTGTAGCGCGTAAAGGACTGAAGGTACTGGCGGCTGGTCTAGACGTTACTGGGTCCAGTGTGTTTAGTGCAGATGTTACGTCCTCGGGTAACATTAGAGCTAATGCTTTTTATGGTAATGGTGCTAATGTTACGGGCGTAATTAGTTCGTCATATGCGTTAACTTCCTCGGTTGCTACTACAGGTATTGTTACTGCAAGTGGGGCAGGAAACACTATCACGTTTACAAAAGGTGATGGGTCTACATTTCCGGTAACAATACAATCACCTGCTGGAACAATTTCCTCATCGGGGCAGATTGATCATAATCTAACTACTAATTATGTAGCAAACCAACACATTGATCATAGTACGGTATCTATTTCGGCTGGATCTGGTTTAAGTGGTGGTGGTAATATTACCGCAACTCGTACATTGACGTTAGATACAAGTTCGGTACATTTCTTGGATGGCGTAAAGAAAGAACTTAATACGGAAGGAGTATTTAGTAGTTCTGCTCAATTGCCCGCTGGTACGGTCAGTAGCTCACTACAATTTAATAATCTTGCATCTCCATTTACCGGATCATTCACAGGCTCATTTAAGGGTGACGGTTCTGGATTAACTGGAGTTGCGGCAACACTTAGCACTGCGGGAACTACCGGTACTGGTACCGTTGACCTTAAGACACAGACATTAACTGTTAATGGTGCAAACGGTATTACAACAAATGCGTCGGGACAAACCATAACTGTCTCGGCTCCAGCAGGAACGGTTAGTAGTTCTGTTCAAATAGATGTACGAAATACCACGGGTATTGCAACGATTGCTACCACCGGTTCTAACACCTTCACTGGTGTTCAAACAATTAGCAATACCACGAACAGCACAGTGTTCAGCAATGGTGCATTAATTGTTCAAGGTGGTGTGGGTATTGCTAAAGATGTGAATATTTCGGGAAGCTTGCGGGTTACTGGATTGTTGACAGCGGTTTCAATGAGTACGCAGTATGTCACATCGTCGCAATATAATATCGGTACCAGTAAAATTGTTCTCAATGATGATGACAATGTAAGATTTGCAGGACTATCAATATTTGATTCTGGGTCCACAAGTGCCACCGCATCAATATACTGGGATAGTTTAAATGATAAATTTATCTACGAAAACATCAGCGGGCAGCCGTATAATAGTGCAATGTTTATTGCTGGTCCAAAAAACACAAGCACACTGGGCAATGAAGTTGGATTAACCGTTGGCCGAGTTCCAGTGGCAAGTGGCGATGACCATATTGATAGCCGAGCAGCATCCAGTTCCATTCGTGTGGATTTTCCAAGTAGACTTACGCATGTGGAAGCGGGATTAGTTGTCACTGGGTCAATCTCATCGTCTGTAGGATTCAGTGGTGATGGTAGTAATCTTACCGGCATTGTCACCAATCTTAATATTACCGGCTCAACAAGTGGCACCGGAACAGTATCTCTCAAGACCCAAGGATTGATTGTTAGTGGCACGAATGGTATTGCGGCAACCGTATCGGGGCAAACAATTACTATCAGTGGTAGTAATGCAACGACCACGGCAAAAGGTGTTGCATCATTCAATAGTACAAACTTCTCAGTTACCGGTGGAGAAGTAACATCCAATAATATTACCATCAATGGTACGGGTGTCACGCTTGGTGGAACTCGTAATATCACACTTTCGGAAATTACTGCACAAGGTGCAACTACAACAACTCAAGTAACTCTTAACGGTGGAGCAATTATCCACGGAATATTGTTAACTTCGGGAAGTTCAACAGTTTCAAGCCCGTCCAACTCCGTGGTTGCAACACTTCCAACGAGTAGTTATGATGCTGCACATTTTGATTACGTATTAAAGAGTGGGGCAAATCTTAGAACTGGAACAGTTTTAACGATATGGCAAGCTGGCACTTCAACTATTGAATTTACTGATACGTCAACCGCAGACATTGGTGATACTTTGAGTGAAAGTTTTACAGCAGATATTTTAGGTGCAAACGTTCGGTTGAAGTTGACGGGCGATAGTAATACATGGACGGTTAAGACTGCAATTAGAATGATTTAGTGTAATACTTAACTAGTTATATGTGCAGTACACTCCCTGGACAATGAAGGGGATGTGTGTAAATTAATACATGCATCCTCGGTAATGTCCAGTGAAATATTTTCAGTGGACATTTTACTTGATATAATCTATGGCGAATGAGTTTGTTGCCCGCAAAGGACTGACAGTTTTTGGTAATACCGTATTATCGGGAAGTTTAACTGTGTCTGGTTCGGCCACTATTGCAAGCAGTCTTACCGCAACTTCAATATCGGGATCGTTTTCTGGAAGCGGGGCAAATATATATGGCGTTAACGCGGCAACTCTGACAAATGTTCCAGTAGGGGTGGTTAGTAGTTCTACCCAAGTTAAAACATTACTCCCTGCGGGAACCGTTTCTAGTTCGGTGCAAATTAACACCGGGAGTTTCAGTGGTAGTATAACATCTGCTTCGTTTGCAGCAAATGCAAATTTATTGGATGGATATGATTCTGCAACAACAGCAACGGCAAATACTATTGCCCTTCGTGACAATGATGGCAACGTGCAGTTTAATCGCGTTGGAATTGGCGGAACACCGAGTTATGATTTACACATTAGCAAAACAACTTCTCCATCCATATATCTAGAATCGGGTAACGACGATAGTAAAATATATCTCACCGATACAACTAGGTATATTGCAGGAATTGGTGGTTCGGCAATTGGTATTTATACCAACAGTGATATTCGTGGAAGATATGATCTTTACGGTACCCGTGTGTACGGCGCACTTGGTGTTGGATTGACACCAGATGTAGGGTGGGCTGCTGGGGAAATACGAGCAACTGGAAATATTACAGCAGGACAATATCTCGTATCCAATAACTCTACCGGTGATGAAGGTGGAGAAATTCTATTAGCAAAACCGCAAACTAATAGTACAATAGCCGGTACTGGTGTAACGATTGATGTCTTCCAAAATAGATTACGAATATTTGAACAAGGTGGTACTGCTCGCGGTGGATATTGGGACATTACCACACTCGGAGCAGGAGCTAGTACGAATTTAACTGGTGGGTCTGGTACGGTAACTTCCGTAACCGCCGGTAGTGGATTGACGGGTGGTACAATTACCGGTGCGGGAACAATAACGCTTGATACGGGGTCGGCACATTTCACTGGGGGTGTAGCAAAAGTACTAGTTACCAGTGCATCATTTGCCACCACCTCAAGTGCGGCAACGTCAATTACCTTTACGCCAGCAACTGCATCCTTTGCAACAACCGCCTCCGTGTTTAATGGGCCGGTATTGATAGTAAACACCCCAACGAGTGGTAGTATTCGGTTGGGTGACATCACCACGGGAACCACCTCAACGGACACAGGATTGGCGCTACCAGGCCAATACCCGGCGGCGCTGTTTACAGAAGTATCAGGGTCCATATTATCCTATGCAATCAACACATCTCAGATTGGCACACGTAATACAGGTGTAGTTGGTGGCATCTTTAGATTGGATACTCGCACTGGCGTCTTCGCCGGCGGCGCCCAATCATTTGTTGTATTCGGAGTCCCAACTGGAGGTAGTGAACTATCCAGAATCGTAGTCAGTCTACAAGATGGTACCACCGCGTTAGTGCCTAACGGCGGAAACGTGGGTGTGGGTATTACGAGTCCATCGGCTAAGTTGCATGTGTCAGGAAATTTGCTGGTTTCAAATGGTATAGATGTTACAGGGTCATTATTTGTCACGGGTAGTCAAACCACTCGCGGCCCAGTAGTCATTAGCGGGTCATTGAATATTTCGGGTAGTGTTACCGCATCTAATGTGAATTTAGTACTTTCTGGTAATCCTGGTCCAAATACGCTTTTAGTATTAGAAACGGCAACCAATAAAGTCTTCTCCACCAGTAATATTACTGCGTCACTGTTTGGTACTGCGTCAAATGCAACCTCCGCAAGTTTTGCAGTGTCCGCATCATGGGCACCATCTGCACCGTCTGCGGGAGCTAGTTCAATCGTCATTGATTCTTACACATTTACGGGTAACGGTAGTGTATCTAATTATACACTGGACAAAGCATATGATATTTCATCCCTAACTGTAACGGTTGGTGGTCTTACTCAAACCAGTACAATACATTATACATTAGCTAGTACAACCTTATCATTTTTAGTTGCTCCGCCATCACAATCAAGTATATTCGTTCGTGCAATAGTAAATGTATCTACTGGTTCAGTGGGCTCATTCAGTGGTTCATTATTAGGCACGGCCAGTAATGTAGCAGGCGGCACGACAAATTATATTCCACGATGGTCAAGCACAACAGCATTATCATCCAGTGTACTATTTCAAAGTGCAAGTAATCTTGGCATCAATACAACAACTCCAAGTGCGTCATTCCATGTAGTTGGCACTACGATACTACAAGGAGTTATCGAACGAGTTAATATTACCGCATCAGCTCCACCAACCACCTTAAATTTTGACGCACTCAGTGGGTCAGTATTTTATCTAAGTGGTAGTAGTGCAAATAACTGGACAATTAATTTTCGGGGAAGTGCAGCAACCTCCTTAAATAGTATGATGTATCCTGGACAAAGTATGACCTTTGCGGTGTTGGTCAATCACGCATCGGTGGGATATACCGCATCTGTGCATCAAGTAGATGGCACGGCAATTACTCCACGTTGGCAGGGGGGTACATTGCCTTCGGGCAGTGGCACGAGTACGGATATTTACAGTTATACATTGATTAAAACCGCAAACGCAGCGTTTAATATATTTGCGTCACAAACAAAGTTCGCATAAACTATGACACCATTTTTAGCAGCATTGGGTGGCGGTTCAGCCAGAGGATTTGGTCGATCATTCCGAAGAAGTGTAGCCGTCGCTGCGCAGGGGCAGCAAGCCTACACGACGGCGGGAACGTACACATTTGTTGTGCCTGCTGGCGTGACGAGTGTGTCGATCCTCTGCGTTGGCGGCGCACAGGCTGGAGCAGACATAAGCGGCGGTGCTGGCGGCTATTTGTCCTACACCAACAGCATCTCATGTAGCGCAGGAGAAACCTTTGCTGTTGTTGTTGGCGCAGGTGGAACAACAAACACGGGAAATCCGGGAGCGAACAGCAACGTCACATACAACCCTTCTTCTACTGTTGTGTGCAGAGGGAGAGGAGGAGCTGATTTCTCTGCTGCTGTTGGCACAAGCTTCTCCGGTGGCGCTGGTAGCTTTGGCGGTGGTGGCGCTGGTGGGTATTCTGGGGCTGGGGGCGCTGGCGCTGGCACTTATAACGGCAATGGCGCAGATGGGGCAGGAGGAGGTGCTGGTGGAGGCGGAGCAGGTACGCTTTATGCTGGTCCGCCAGACGAAGCTAGAGCATCTGGCGCTGGCGGTGGCGTTGGTATTCTTGGCACTGGGGCAAGCGGCGCCGGCGGCAGCGGCGCTCCAGTTGGGATTGACTCTCCCGGATTTGGCGGCGGGGGTGGCTCTGGCGGGGCAGCAGGCGATTACGGGAATTCCGGTATTGCTGGGGCTGGCGGCAATGGCGGGCTATATGGTGGCGGTGGTGGTGGTGGGGCTTATTCCGAATTCTATTCCCCCACACTTTACGGCAGTAGTGGAGCTAGTCGCTCTGGCGCTGTCCGCATCATCTGGGGCGCTGGTCGCAGCTATCCGTCGAACGCTGCAAACGTGTAACTTTAACTTTAACTGAGAATACTATGGGACTTACCATTTCTGATAGTGACTTGCTGGTCATTCAAATACAAGACGGCGAACCCGTCAACTACCCGCTGACGTACAGTAACTTTCGCATGATTCATCCACAAACAAGCTTTCCTGCGTTACCAGACAACAGTTTCTTAATGGACTATGGATACGCGGTGTTTAAGTACACGGAACAACCAGTGCCCGTGCAATTTGAGCACACATCTGACGGGCCAATTGTGTGGGATGCAACAAAAGACGCCTATACCAACAGCTGGGTGAACACCCCGTTTACTGCTGCCGAAATAGAAACGTCTAAACAGAACGCATTGGCAAGCTTACGTGGCCATCGCAATATGATGTTGCAAGCATGCGACTACACGCAATTGCCCGATGTGCCGCTGACGACCGAGAAGCGGGCCGAGTGGGCAACGTATCGACAACAGTTGCGAGAGTATATGGATGGTGTCACGGATGCATCTACTCCTCCGCTGTGGCCACGCAGACCGCAGAGCTAACCAACAAATTATACTATTGTATAGATACTAACTAATTATAGAAGTGCGGCAGAATTCCTTTATTACAAGATACCTATGACAACAGCAAAAATATCTGGACTACAAATATTTGATAATAGCGTATCCTCGTCTATTATAGTAAATTTTGATGCAGCAGTAAGCAGTTCAGCGGTGTTAAGTGGATTTAGATCAATTCCCGCTGGTACAGTCTCTAGTTCCCTGCAATTTAATTCATTAACTCTTCCGTTTACCGGTTCATTTACAGGGTCATTCAAGGGCAATGGCACAGGATTAACGGGTGTTACGGCAACCGCATTCCCATACACGGGTAATGCAGTTATTAGTGGGTCGTTGATTATTACGGGCAGTAACGCATTAAGTATCACGGGTTCAGCAACCGTTCTTGGAGCATTCCAAGCAACCACCAAGAGTTTCAAAATTGACCATCAATTATTGCTGGGCAAGAAACTTATCTACGGTGTATTGGAAGGCCCAGAACACGGCGTATATGTGCGGGGACGATTAACAAAAAATACAGTTATTCAACTACCAGAAGAATGGGAATGGTTAATAGACCCCGATAGTATTACCGTACAATTAACTCCAATTGGTACACAACAAATATTATATGTACAAAACATTGAAAATAATACCGTAATTATTAATTCCAATACACCAATTGATTGTTTCTACTATGTACAAGCAACACGTAAAGACGTTGCTCCATTGACGACTGTGGAGTAGTATGTCTACATCCTATAGTCCAAAAATAGTCACTGATGGATTAGTACTTGCCTTAGATGCGGCAAATGCGAAGTCGTATCCGGGTAGTGGAACAGCGTGGGCAGATTTAAGTGGGAATAATAATAGTGGAAGTTTAGTTGCGGGCGTTGCATTTTCTTCAGAAAATTCTGGAGTGATGGTATTTGACGGGACCGATGATACAATTCTATTACCGTCTAGTAATAGTATTACTGGTGACAATTTACAAACATTAACAGTAAGTGTGTGGATAAAATATAGTAAGTCAACAATATCTAGAGTAATCCAATTGACGGGAAATAGTGGATTATTATTATTTGCATTAGTATTGAATGAAGACGCAGTAGTCAGTACGGGAACAATAGCATTACTTACGAGAAATACAACAGATACAGCAACCAATTGGTTAGCACATCAAGATAATTATCATTTACAAAATAAATATATAAATGTTGTAGGTGTGATTAATGGAGCGTCTCGTCAAGTATACATAAACGGTGAGCGTAAGGTATCAGATACAAATGGAATGTTATCGGTAACAGGAAATACACCAAATGCTCGTATCGGTTCAACAACTTTTACATTTCAAGGAAATTTAGGTGCTGCTACAATTTATAGAAGAGCACTCTCCGCAAACGAAGTTCTACAAAACTTTAACGCCACTCGCGGCAGATTTGGAGTATAAATTATGAGTGTTAGTAGAGGTCCGAATATATCAGAAGAAGGATTGGTATTATATTTAGATGCAGCAAATACGAAATCATATCCGCGCAGTGGAACAACGTGGACCGATTTAAGTGGCAATAATAATACCGGAACACTAACCAATGGTCCAACATTTAATGGTGGAAATGGCGGGAGTATTGTTTTTGATGGAACGAATGATTACATTTCAACTCCCATACAAAATTTAGATAGACCTTGTACATTTTCAATATGGGTAAACCTAAGTGGTTTAACGGGATATCAAACATTTTTTGGTCAAGATACATCTCAAGCAATCGATAGAGGACGTTTTTATTTTCAAAAGGCAGGCGCAACTTCAGAGGGTGTTGTATTAAATAATGTAAATTTTTCAATAGTTTTAAGTAGTGGAGGTATCGTACCAGTAAACTCTAATAACGTAATAGTAACTAATATTTGGTATAATTATACAGCAGTATTAACCACCGCCGCCATTAGTTTATATGAAAATGGAATACTACAAAATACGGTAAGTGATACTAATACCTTTTTAACACCAAATACAACAATCACTTTAAATAGTGGATATTATGCTAATAGTATTGTTGATTATATAAATGGTAAATCATCTTCATTTTTAATATACAACCGTGCACTCACCGCAACAGAAGTCCTTCAAAACTTTAACGCCACTCGTAGTAGATTCGGAGTATAAATTATGCATACCTATGAACATAGACAATTTGTAATATTTGATGTAGCAGAAATAGCATCCATAGATTTTACGCAAGTGCTTGAAACATCTGCGGACACCGTAAGAACCTCAGTAGATGGAACCAAGACATTTGTAAAATGGGATACGGAAACAGTTCCATTGTGCGTAGAAACACTAACCACAAAAAGTATGTATTATACCTATGATGAAATACTGACCATATTAGCAACTCCAGAATGGTTACCGCCTTGGCACATAGAATGAGTGTCATTTGTGGGTATAACTGATATGTATATATACGACTTACATGAGGAGTACTAGTGCCAAATAATATTATTATCACACCTGGTTCTGCCAGTATACAATTTAGTGGGTCAGCAAATAACGATACGATTCGTCTCCAAGTAGAAGCGTCCGGTAGTGTGGCGTTCTATGGTAACAGCGGGTCATTATTCTCTATTACTGACCAATTATCTGGCTCACTCATGAGTGTGAATGACATTTCTGGGTTACCCATACTAGAAGTCTTTAGCGACGATAGAGTGGTCATGGGTACCTTTAATAGAAATACCCTTGTTGTTACTGGTAGTCGGATTGGTATAGATAAAGCAGTACCCACCGCCGATTTAGATATTAGTGGTAGCGTATTTATTACGGGGTCATTGATTATTACCGGCAGCACGGGGCTTACAGTGTCAGGGTCGGCAAGTTTTGCTAATGATGTTATTATGAATGGCGTAGTCAGAAACCGATTGAATTTAAGTACACAAACTACAAATTATACAATTGCACTTGGGGATGAAGGAAGATTAATATTCATGGCATCGGGCGGGGCAAATATCGTGACCGTACCATCAAGTTCTACCGTAAATTTTCCAATAGGTGCCCAAGTTATGCTTACACAAAGTGGGTCGGGGCAAACACGGTTTACCAGTGCTAGCACTGGCGTAACGTTACTTAGTGCAAACAATGCTTTAAAAATTGCAAACCGATATAGTGCGGCAACATTGATAAAAACTGACGCAAACGCATGGTATTTGTTCGGGGATATTACGGTATGATTGCAGCAACGCATGGAATTGTTCAATCCAATTACTCTAAGATAATTAAAAATGGATTAGTACTTTGGGTAGATGCCATGAATGATAATTCGTATCCGGAAAGTGGAATCACATGGACCGATTTAAGTGGGAATAATAATAATGCAACATTAACAAATGGACCCACATTTGATACGGCAAATGGCGGGAGCATTGTCTTTGATGGAATAGACGACCGTGCAGTTGTGTTAAACAATGTTAATTTACGCATGGGCACCGCAGATTATAGTATAGAAGCATGGGTAAATTTTAATACGTTACCGGGCATTGACGCCGCCACTACTACCGCAACATTATTTAGAAAAAGTTCGGGCGGTATTACTGAATGTGATTTGAGTATTGTTAGTGGAAGCGGTGGGTATAGAATAGCAGCCGCACAAGGAACGGGGTCGCCGCCGCAAATAGTATATACCTCGTCTATTGCAAGTAGTATTTCTGCAAACAATTGGTATCAATTTTGTATAACTCGCCAAGGTACAAACATTTCATATTATATGACGGGTAGTTTAGTGAGTACTATTACCAATGGGTTGGCTACAGTGTTTACATCGTCGGGCGCGGCGGCAAGTGGTTCTATTGCAAGTATAATAAACGGTGGTAGTAGAACAACAGGAAAAATTGCTACCGTAAGAATTTATAAAAATGTTGCATTAACCGCAGACGAAGTTCGTCAAAACTTTAACGCCAATCGCAGCAGATTTGGAATTTAAAAAATATTTGTATAAGTCAGTATTAACCTTTTATTTGTAGAGACACAATATGTCAGCATTTTTAAAGTACCTAATGTATTATAGTAAAAACGTCAATTCCGATGCGGTACAAGTTATTTATTACACTGATGTTACTGATGTAGGACAATTACAAGCACAGGCAAATTTATCGGATACTGCGTTAATTGCTGCCGCAGCTGCCAAGAGTAAGCAAACGTGGGATGAAGACGAAATATGTGATGCGTTAGGATTGGAATATCTACCAGTACCAACACCAGAACCTACTCCTGAACCAATACCGGAGCCAACACCGGAACCAACACCTGAACCAACGCCGGAACCTACTCCTGAGCCTACGCCAGAACCGTAGTACATTTTAGAGACATTTGCATGGGCAACAACTACGTATTAAAACATAACGGCAAACTAGTTATATACAGAACATACTTATAAAGAATATAATTTATGGGATTAAAAGAATATATTAGATTAGGGGCGAATCTTTCACGAGGCTTAATTACTACCCAGACCGATGAAACCGGGTCGGGTTCGGTAGAACTGGGGTCTGCGTATGCGTTACTTAGTATTCAAACAAATTTTCCATGTAGATTGCGATTATATGATACGTCAGCTAGTCTTAATAATTTAGGTGAAAAAAGTAGAACATTCGGTAATACAAACATCTCAAGTTCAGTAGCATTAATTGGAGATTTCACGATGAGCGCCGGCACATACACGATTGACCCCGTGATGTATGGCGTGGTAACTCCTGCCAATACAAAACTAACTTATTATCGTGTAGACACCACGGCGTCTGGACAATATCCAAATTTAACATTCAATCGATATTTATTAGAAGATGCAACGATAAGTACGAGCAATAGAGTATCGTTGCCAAAAATCACCGGAAGTTTAAGTGTCGGGCAAATAATTAGTGGGTCAATTTCGGATGTTCAAATTCCAAAGACCTACTTATTAGTGAGTGCGTCATTAAATGCAACGACAACTGCAGCCCGAGTACGATTGTATAGTACACTGACTTCTATTAATGATGCTACCGAAAAAAACAGGTCGTTTGTAACGGAATCGCAAATGAACTCGTTGTTAGTAGACGCAATCATTACGGGCAGTGAAACTACCTATTTTATTCCAAAAATTATTGGGGCAAACTTAGAAAATATGGGAACCGTACTAAATGCATTGAATGTCCCACAAGGAAACAATGAACTATACTATATATTTCAAAGCATGGCAACTACTGGTGGAGCACAAGATATGACGGCATCAATTCATGTAGTTTCGGTAGAAAATTAAATGTTGTCGGTATATCCATTTGGGTCGGGGTCATTATATACCGCATCCTATGCAGTAACTGCATCATGTGCAGTGTCGGCAAGTTTTATTAAAACGGTCATATCCGCATCTACTGCGGGAACGGTATTGTTTCCACAGTCAGGATCACGGGGAAAAAGTGTATGTTTAATATCATTTGCAGAATATGTAGCGCTACAGGCTGGTTCGGGGTCAGGATATGTTGAATTCTGTAATGTGTAGAGTATTTATATGACGATTCGTTTTTTCCCGCTGGGTATACCCTTTAGTAGTTCGTATGCAGTAAATGCAAGTTATGCAACGACTTTATTGGGTCCAGTACCCGCCACCGCATCATTTGCAGAATTTTCAATTGCCTATGTGGGTCCGGGTGGTCCGCCGGCAATCACCGTCACACGGCAGGGGTTTGGGTACCTATAATGAGTATATTTTTTCCATTTGGCATTCCGTCAACCAGTTCTTATGCGGTCACGGCAAGTCGTGTAAATACCATCGATAATCCGTCATACATTCCTGCATACGCATTAACTGCGTCATATGGGACTACAGGTGCATCGGGAACGCCGTCGGCATCATGTCCAAGTGGATATACCGAAGTAAATTATACTTTAATTGCAGCAAAACCACGCAATTATTTTTTGTGTTATGCACCTGCGCCAACACCGTCACCTGTAGCACCAACGCCGTCACCAACACCGGCGCCAACGCCTTCACCAACGCCTTCACCAACACCATCACCAGTAACACCATCACCAGTAACACCATCACCAGTAACACCGGCACCAACACCTTCACCAACACCATCGCCAGTAGCGCCAACACCATCACCAACGCCATCGCCAGTAACGCCAACACCATCACCAACGCCGTCACCAGTAACACCGTCGCCAGTAACACCGTCGCCAGTAACACCGTCGCCAGTAACACCGTCACCAGTAACACCGTCACCAGTAACACCGTCACCAGTAGCATGTGTAGTAGGAACGACAATTTCATGCGAATCAATTGGGGGAGGAGTCTTCTTACGCAACTACTATACAACAACTGCGTGTGGTATTGGATCGTGCGAGACAACTAATTGTTCTGCTTGCGTGGCACCAACTCCGTCACCAACACCGTCGCCAGTAACGCCGTCACCAACACCGTCGCCAGTAACGCCGTCACCAACACCGTCGCCAGTAACGCCGTCACCAACACCGTCGCCAGTAACGCCGTCACCAGTAACACCGTCACCAGTAACACCGTCACCAACACCGTCGCCAGTAACGCCGTCACCAGTAACACCGTCACCAGTAACACCGTCGCCAGTAACACCGTCGCCAGTAACACCGTCGCCAGTAACGCCGTCACCAACATCGGCGCTTGGATGTGGTAGTGCATGTACAGACGGTTCAGGAAACTCATTAGGTACATGTCCAGCAGAATGTCCGTGTGACTTTGAATTAAATGGAACATGTTTCTCAGTACCAACCCCATCACCAGTATCACCAACACCGTCGCCGGTAACGCCATCGCCGGTGGTGCCGGAACCAACACCATCGCCAGTGTCGTGCTTAGGTACTGGAGAATCATGTAGTTTTAATGAAGAGTGTTGTTCATTAGTATGTGTTGGCGGCAGTGTATGCGGTGCACCTGAATAATATAATTACATAACACAAGATTATATTTATTCTTGAAGTCATTTAACATTAATTTAGGTTTTATATGAAAACAATATTGGTTACCGGCGCCGGTGGATTTATCGGCGGTCATCTCGTCAAAAAATTATCTGAATCATACAAGGTTCGGGCAATTGACAAAAAACCATTAGAGAAATGGTATCAAGTGATAGACTCCGCAGAAAATATTGTCGGAGACTTAACTGAGTATGACATTGCGCTACATGCCACTCAAACCATTGATGAAGTCTATCATATGGCATGTGATATGGGTGGTATGGGATTTATTGAACATAACAAAACACTGTGTATGTTATCTATCATCCCCGATACCAATACACTAAAGGCGGCACAAGTGAGTGGAGTAAAGAAATTTCTGTTTGCCTCGACGGCATGTATATATCCTTCATACAAACAACACACCACTATCCCAGAACCTTTAATTGAAGGGACCGAATATCCTGCCGACCCCGAAGATGGATATGGGTGGGAAAAATTATTTATGGAAAGAATGTGCCGTCACTTCTCTGAAGATTATGGAATTGAAACCCGAATTGTACGATATCACAATGTATATGGTCCAGTAGGTACCTGGCAAGGGGGACGAGAAAAGGCTCCCGCCGCATTATGTCGAAAAGTGGCCCATGCGTTACACACCAATTCTAATGAGATTGAAGTGTGGGGTGACGGTGAACAAACCCGTTCTTTCTTGTATATTGATGATGCCGTCGAAGGAACCATTCAAGTAATGGATAGTAACCATCAATCGGCATTTAATATTGGGTCAGACCGTATGGTATCGGTGAACGAGTTGATTACTATTATAGAAAATACAGCAAATATAAAGTTACAGCGTAAATATATAGACGGTCCATTAGGCGTCCGTGGAAGAAATTCTCACAACGAAAAAGTTAAAAATTTATTAAATTGGGAACCGTCTATCACATTGGAAGAAGGTATTGCAAAAACATTTAATTGGATACATGGGCAATATGGATTATATCATAGTACCAACCAGCAATAGTGATTATCAATCGTGGCAATGTAGATTATTGAACTGGTCACGAAAAAAGGTTAAACAACAAGGAAAATTAATATTTCTTAGATGCGCAGACGAGATGGGTAACAATCGTCCGTTAGATGTATACACCGATACAGATGTAGAAGTTATTGATTTGCCCGATTATGCATTGGAGTGGGAACACGCAGAAGAAGAAGCAAAGCGGGGAGAAAAATATTGGTGGGGAGCAATTCCTAACAAGTATATGTCAATAAAATGGTTGTGTGACAACAATCACTTTCAAGATGATGATACACTGTTATTTCTTGATCCTGATATGATATTTTTAGAACCCATCACATACAAACCGACAGACAACGAAGTAATTGCTCAACGGTTTATTCACTATGTACCGATGGAAGATTGGACGGCGTTACCCAACGAAGAATACGGCAAGGGAATAATGTATCCGTTTTGTATGAAGTTTAAAACAGTAAAAACTATTATGCAGGACTACAAAACTGCATCAGAAGAAATACGCAGGAAAACAAAACGATGGGAAGCAGAAATGTGGGGATTGGATTATGCAGTTAAGAAAAATAATTTACATATTCAATATCGTGAAGATTTTGGATGTTGTACGGCATGGAAAGAAAATAATAGCACTGAAGTAAGTCAAATTATACATTTTCCCAATGTCATAACCGACGAAACTTATAACACTACATTGTTCTTTAAACAAGATTATACATTTAATCAAGCAATACCAATATCAGCGCATAGTGCTAGAAATAAAATAGAGGAATTGTTACTTATGAATGTTACACAAGAACGCACCGATTATTTATATCATTTAAAATGGAATTTTGAAAATTTATTTATTAATTATGACGGTGCCGATGGGTATTTAATACTGAAACCGTGGCCCGGTGGATTTAATAATATACGAATGTCGTTAGAATTGGCCGTATGTATTTCATATCTAACCAATAAAACTTTGGTATTACCTCCGAAATATAACATGTATCTTCTTAAAGACCAAATGGGCTTAGAAGATTTTTTTGATATAAATGATATTGGTATTAAATTTATGCAATTTGATGAATTTTGCCAAATTAAAAATATTGACAATACATTTGATGCGGTCAAATCAATAAGTAAAGTAATAACTGAACCCGATAATCATGTATTAAATTTTTCTAAGAGTAGACCCAATGAAAAATTTACAAAACATAGGCCAATAACGAACATGTTAGAATTGATAGGAACCGATGAATGTTTATTTTTTGATGGTAAACTGCTAGGTAATTTCTATCAAACAATATACACACATCTTGATGTTGAACTTAAACAATTGATAGCTAAACATGTCCATTACACAAATGAAATTTTTGATTTGGGGTGGAAAGGCGTAGAATGGTTGGGTAATCAGCAGTATTATGCAATACACATTAGACGAAATGATTTTCAGTACAAATCTTTGTTTATATCAGCAGAGCAAATTTATGAAAATATAAAAGAGATTGTGCCAGAAAATTCAGTGTTGTATATAGCAACCGACGAACAAGATAAATTATTTTTTGATGTTTTATCTACACATTATAAATTGTATTTTTACGACGATGTATCCAATGCCGCAGATATAGATGCCCACTATAATTTTATCCCTATCATAGAACAACTAATTTGTTCTAGAGCAATTAAATTTATAGGCAATGACTATTCTACCTTATCATCATATGTGTATAGACTTCGTGGTTACATGAATGATATAGACGATAAAAATTTTTATGTAAATACTAGTGTGTACAATCAAGAAACGCAATGTAATTTTATAGATACAAAAAATTTCATCGCAAATTGGGCTAGAGAATTTAAAGATGTGTGGGATATGAAACAAAACACTATACTTGTTTCGATTGCCAGTTACAGAGATACGCAGTTAATTCCAACCTTGCATAATTTGTACAAAAATGCACAGGATATAAGTCGCATAACGGTGGGAGTGCATCTACAAGATACCGAAGAATATTATAATAAATTACTAGCAGAAAACTTCCCAAATATAAAAATTATATTTACTCCCCACGGAGAATCGTTGGGGGTAGTGTGGGCACGTGAAAAAATAAAAAACGAACTTATTACGGACGAACAATATTTCTTTCAAATAGATGCACATAGCAGATTCAAAAAACATTGGGATGGGATTCTAATACATCAACACAAAAGTATGCCACACAACCGTGTTGTTATTTCCACTTATCCAAATGGATTTGAATTGGATGACATCGAACTAAAATATCCAACAAATGCGCCACTAGTAATTAGAGAATTTTTTAGTGAAGCCCCCACGGATAATAGACTCCATACACGAAATTTGGCCGCGCTGGATGACTATGATGTGGTTGACACAAAATGGATAGGGGCGGGATTTATATTTGCTCCGGTTGAATGGGTTCAAGAGATAAAAGTTCCAACTACCATGTTGTGCAAAGGAGAGGAAGATTATCAAACATTTTCATCATATTTACATGGATGGGACATAAAATTGCCGGCCGAAACGGTAATATGGCACAATTATAACGCACATAACCCAGATAACACACGATACAGAGAAATAAATCACAATAATTTACAACAAGACCACTCCATTGAAGTTATTAATGATGTATTATTTAATACTGGTAATTCATATACACGGTCTTTAAAGAACCTGGAAGAATTTCTTTCGATTGAATTTAAACAAACTGAAGAAAAAGAAGATGAAAGTAATAGAACCAACTCACTTCACCGTCCAATTGAGATGCATGACACGAAAAAAATATTTGTAGCAATTGCTAGCCATTTAGATTTGGAATTACGGAATACTATACTGGACTGTATTAACAAAGCAAAGTATCCAGAAAATTTAGTGTTTTCTATCTGTCTGCAATATGATGAAAAAGAAGGCACGAACGAATCGGCTATTGACGATTTAGTATCTCAATATAATATACAGATAAAAAAATATCACTATTCAATTGGACAGGGCGGTTGTTGGGCTCGGCAAATAGCACAACAAGCTTACAATGGAGAGCACTACTCTTTGCAAATAGATTCACATCTTCGATTTATACAAAATTGGGACGAATTAATAATCAATGACTATGAAGATTTAAAATCTAGGGGAATACGCAAACCATTACTATCATATTGCTCGCCATCGTATATCAGAGATGATGAAAAGGGAGTAGATGTATATTTTCAACATGAAACAGAACTTGATAAGATTGATATTGTAAAAATTAGGAACATTGTTTCTGAACTATGGGTAGAATATGGTGGATATCAAAATGAATTAAATACCGGATTTAAAAATGTAGGCGTGCCACTATTGTACGGTGGATTTGTATTTACACAAGGTAGTTGGGTGGTAGATGTTGAGCAAGATCCTGAACATTATTATACTGGCGAAGAATTAGCACTTTCCATACGCTCTTTTACACATGGATATGACATATTTACTCCAAAACAAATTATAACATGGCATAGGAGTGGAGATCCGGGGTTGTGTCCAAAACATTGGCAAGTTCACGGAAGTAGTGTTGGAAATCAAAAACATGCGCATGCAATGAAACGATTAAATTCACTTATATTTGGCGGAGATTTAGGGAAATATGGAAAGGGAACTACTAGATCTATACGAGAATTTATGGGATTTTCTGGAATTGATTTTGTTAATTTAAAAATAAGTGAAAGAAACTTTTTGCCACGGTCTAATATATAGGAAAATAAATAATGACAAAAAAATTTATGTTAGATGAATATACAACATCTATAGTTCAAGACAATAAATTGTTAACTATGTTTGATTGTGTACGATTTGGTAAATTTGATAAACTCAATATTGAACTCTTAAAAACATTTGATGACTATCATATTATACTAACGCACGGGGTTATGCCCGAACTCATAAACTTTTTTCTAGATAAAAACTTTCACGGGTTAAATCCAGAAAAATTCACGGTATTATCTAATAATTTAGAAATAGCAAAACTTTGTATGCAAAAAGGAGTAACCTCACACACGATAAGCGAGTACATTTTTACTAACGAAGAAAGATATAACATAAGTCCAAACATAAATAAAACAATAGATTGCATATTTCCAGGAAGACCCGCAAAAGGAATTAATTTGTTTGAAGTGCCATATACCCCATTAAATATTTTAATTATGAATAGACTGAAAGAATATCCCGTTCTGGGAGAAAAAATGACAGAATATTATAATATGGCAAAATGTGGATTGATGACAACAGAATCGGAAGGATCATGTTTATCTGTGGGAGAAATGCTATCGTGCGGCATTCCCGTGGTATCAGTAAAAATCAAAACTGATGCACAAAAAGAAAATTATTATCCACATTTTAAAACTGAAGCGGTCTATGGTTTATCGTTACCTAATACGCTGGGAGGTAGAGAGTTGTGGTTAGATAATTCCAATTCAATCGTATGTAATAGAAATGACTATTCTATACAAGAATCCATACACTTATTATTGGATATGAAATTGGATGCAACTGTAATACGAAATAATTTTTTGGCAAAACTAAACTTTCAACGCAGTCAGTTTTTTTATGTATTAAAAAATGTATGTGATGTTATAGGGTTTGATTTTTTTGATTTAGTCAATAATAAAATGTCCGACTTTATAAATCTTCCATATGGAAATAGTACTATAAATTCTGAAGGGTGGGTAAGTGTAAAAAAACATGTAGTAAATACTTTTCAATGAGAATGTTATGACAAAAATAGTAATACTAGTACAAAATACAGTTGAATCGTCCTATAGTGTAGTGGATGAGCTATCAAAAACAACATGGTCAAAAATACCACACCCAGATGTTACGGTAATTCATTATTACGGTGGATATAATACCGATGGATCAGAAATATCTACGCTTGGAACTATACCAGCCAAAGGTAATGTATCATTGAATATCATTGACGGAAATAATATTTTAGTATGCGGGACTACTGATGTCGTACATGATGGCATCGACCCTCGGACAGAAAAATTAATCTTGGCATATGAATGGTGTCTTAACAATTTAGAATTTGATTATATTGTAAGAATTTGTAATACCACATATATTGATAGTAATAAGCTCCATAAATTTTTGCATTCTTTAGAAAGAAAAGAAAGACAATATGACGGCGTAAGAAATTTAATTGAATATACCTATCCATTTTGTACGGGATATTTCACATATATGTCGAGAGATTGCACGGAACAATTAGTTAACCATAAAGAAGATTACTTGGCCGCGCCCTCGACTGAACTTCCGTGGTTAAAGCATGAAGATGTTCTGGTGGGATATATATTGATGTATAAATTAAACTATGCATATTGGGATGAACCACATAATATAACATTTTATCATGCAACCGATGGTGGAAAGCTAATATCGTATCTGGAGAACTACAATCCAAACGATAACTACAACGCATATAGATTCAGAAGTCATACTACAGACGAATATATACGGTTTCACAATAAGGTGTTGGAATATTATAACAATCATATTGAATCTACCACTTGACAATTAAAATTTATTGAAGTATATTTATTTACACCCATTTAGGAGAAATTAGTTATGGAAACACCCGCAGAGTTTTTTAATAAACATGGATACTCATATATTAAGAATGTATTATCGGACCAGCAGTGTAATGATTTTACTAAATTACTACTGGATATGAAACATGCAGAACAACTTGTATATGAAGGTGGCAACGCCGCGTTTTATGATAATTCGTATGGAGGAAATCACCCAGAATTTGAAGCGGCACTTCGTGAATTAACTCCACGATTGGAACATGAACTAGGAGTTAAAATGACTCCAGCAAATTCGTTTGCTCGTATTTATTATAATGGCGGTACTTTACATCGACACACTGATCGTGACGGGTTGAACTATACACTTTCTATCACATTAGATAATACCCTTGATACAGAATGGCCACTGTGGTGTATTGATAAGCTCGGCAACGAAGTTCCCATTAATATTGAGCGTGGCGACGGCGGCATGATGCTGGGCACGCAAATGACACATTGGCGTAATGATTTGGTTTGTGCAGAAAATCAACATCTATGTCAGTTATTCATGCACTGGTCATTCCCCAAATAATTGTATTATGAAACTAATAGTCTATCCTGTTCATGGCAATCCGTATAAAATCAGGCCCGCAAATCTAAAACGAGATTGGATGGATGCGGCAAATGCAAAAAACCCATATAGATGTTTACCACTGAGTATAGCAAACGGGTACGGTTGGGAGATACTATCTCCATCAAAATTTGTTGTTAGTTGGAATGGCGGAATACTCCCGTCAGATATAAAAGTAACTACACTTGATGGAGTAGGGTCTGCTACTTCGTTGTTCGGAGAAGCAACATTTACATGGCATACGGGACATTTGTTTAAAACAGAATATCCATATGCGTTATATGTTATGGGCGCTCCAAACTATCCAAAACACAATGTTGTTGCGTTATCTGGAATTGTGGAAACGTATTGGGTTCCCTTTACGTTTACCATGAATTGGCGATTCACCCATCCTGGAGAAGTCATCATTGAAAAAGATGAACCCATTTGCCAAGTATTTCCGGTCGATATTACAGTGTTTGATCATGTAGAGCCTGAATATAGAACACTTGCCGACGATGAACAATTTTCGGCTGATTATTGGAATTGGAATCATGAACGATCCAATTTTGCAAAGAAAAAAAGTGTTGGAGAAATCAAGGGCGATCTATGGCAGAAAAATTATATCAAAGGAAATTACCCACCCGATGGGGAACGAAAGTGTCCATTTCATGTACAACCAACAGGCGAGCAAGAATCGGTACATAGAACGAAAATAAATGTTCCTGAGTTCGTTGATAAACAAACGGCACCATTTACAACGCCGGAATATTTTATAGAAAATACTAAAAAAATGGATCAGTATATTGCTGACATAAAACAACAAAAGGGGAAGTAATATGACACAAGAAGAAGTTACATTAGAAGTGCCACTAGCACTACAACAATTGATTCAAACAAACAATCAGCTATTGCGAAAGTATCAAGGTGAATTACTCCAGCAAATTCAAGAATCGAATGCACAAATGATGCAGATTCTCCGACTGAGTGGAGAAGCGGGATGGAAGTTGGATATGGAACGGATGGTCTATGTCCGTCCAAAAACCGAAGAAGACCTTACGGAAACCACTGACGCGTAATGCATCCGTCGTTAGACGAAGTAATTTTTACGTGGGGTAAATATACGGGGCAGACGTTAGGGAATGTAAGACGCTCTGCCCCGCAATATTTACAATGGATCACCTCCACGCCAGGATTACCGGCGGTTTGGGTAGAAGCATCTAGACGGGCATTATTGGATGAGGACATAAGTGACTTATCATTGCCCCGTACTAAACTGTCCCACGTACCACAAACAACACAAGAAGCGCAAACAGGCCCAATTAACATTCATTTAAAGGATGCTAAAACGGCCTACGTTGTCATGCCGTATGATAAAACATTACTAGCGCAATTTAAGTACGAAATTGATGGACGAAAATGGAATGGGGACGATAAACGATGGGAATTTCCCTCGGTACAATTGCCCAAGATGATGAAAACATTTCCTAATGCAATTCTGTCAAGTTCTGCGGAAAAACTATTAGGAAAATTACAAGAACGACGAGAAGATTTAGACGAAATCCGTGAACAAGAAGATACCACATTCACGGTCCCAGGATTAAAATTAAATTTATATGGCTATCAAAAAGTCGGCGTGCAGTTTGTCGATAGAGCAGGTGGAAGGTGTCTAATTGCAGACGCTCCTGGTCTTGGCAAGACCGTACAGGCCATTGCTTATGCCCAACTACATAACTTGAAGACCCTTATTGTATGTCCCCTTAGCGTGGTCGTGAACTGGCAACGCGAGGTCAAAAAGTTCACGGGAAAGGATGCAACGATCTGGGATAGTAAAACCTATGATGGGCACCTTGACCACCAATTTCATATTACGCATTATGATGCAGTTGCCAAAAACAATCATTGGTTACGTGACCAAAACTTTGATTTGTTAGTCTGTGATGAAGCAACCTATTTAAAGAACCGACAAACCATTCGGGCAAAATCTATCTTAGGGTCATGGAAAGAACGACGAAAGTTTCCGGGTATTAAAACAAAATATACAATATTTTTGACGGGAACTCCTGTGATGTCCCGTCCGATTGAAGCGTTCGCGTTATTGAATTTCTTAGATAAAGAACGATTCAATAACTTCTTCCATTTTACGCAGCGATATGGCGGATGGAAAGGTGCGGCACCGATGAATCTGCAAGATTTACATGACCGCACAAAAGACCTCGTTATTCGACGGAAAAAAGACCAAGTACTTAAAGAATTACCGAATAAACAACGGAATGATTTGTATGTCGAACTTACCAAAGATGAAAAGGGTGAATATAACAAACTGTTGAAAGAAATGTTTGGGAAATGGAAGATGGATGGACGCCCGTCGATTCAACATATGCCAAAATTGCAGGGATTCTTAATTGAAAAGAAATTACCACGATTAATTGAAATGATTGATGAATTTATCGACAACGATAGGTCCATACTAGTCTTCAGTTGCTATATTAAACCGTTAAAACTGTTAACCGAACACTACGGAGATAAAGCAGCATTATTAACCGGTGAAATGAACAGAAATGTGCGGCAGGTATCGATTGATAAACTAATCTCTGGGGAAGCAAAGGTAGGATTGTTTAGTTTACGTGCTGCGGGGATGGGGATTGACGGATTACAAAAAGCAATTGATACGGTGGTGTTTATCGACATGGGCTGGTTGCCTGCGGAACACGAACAAGCAGAAGATCGTACCCATCGTATCGGCCAAAAAGGTCAAGTCCAAGTGTATTATATGATGTGTGAAGGCACCGTCGATGAAAACATGCGGGATACCTTGAAAGAAAAGCAAGCAACGGCAGATATGATTGTCGATGGAGCATTAGTTACTCCAGAACGCAGTAAATCCATGTTTAAAGAGTTCGTAAAACGAATTAATATTGAATATCGACAACAGTTTGAGACAGAAACATTAGACTAGTGATATTTATGTAAGTATACTTTTATCCGAGAGGTTTTATGGTAGAACAAACAGTTACAGAAATAGTTGACGCTTTCCCAACAGAAACAATCGACCTTCCATCGAAGGGCGTGTTTTATCCAGAAGATAGTCCATTGCGAAGTGGACAAATTGAATTACGCTACATGACTGCGAAGCACGAAGATATTCTAACTTCACAGAATTTAATTCAAAAGGGTGTTGTATTAGATCGATTGATTGACGCTTTAATTGCCACAAAGGGGGTGAAAGCGGCAGATTTGTACTTGGGTGATTTAAATGCAGTAATGATTGCCGCAAGAATTTTGGGGTATGGCAAAGATTATGATGTATCATTAGAATGTCCGTCGTGTGGAACCGTAGTAGAACAAGTAGTAAACTTATCGGATCTTGAAACAGAAAATGCACCAGAATCTTCAGAACCCAGTGAATTTACGTTAGTACTTCCATTGTCTAAAGCAGAAATTACATTGAAGTTGTTAACTCGCGGCGACGAATTGGCAATTGATAAAGAATTAAAAGCATTGAAAAAAATCAGTTCTGATGTTGAATCGGACAGTACCTCCCGATTAAAAGCAATGATTAAATCAGTAAATGGTGATACGACAAAAGGAAAGATTTGGGCATTTGTAGATAGTTTATTAGTTAAAGATGCCAGATATCTTCGTGAACAGTATCGTACCAAAGTACCTGATATTAATTTCAATGTCTCCGTGGATTGTACGTGCGGTACAGCACAGACCGTGAGGTTGCCGATTGGCGTCAACTTCTTTTGGCCTGACGCCCGAGTATAAGGTTGATCTGTTACGAACTATAATGACTATTGCGCATTATTCAAAAGGAGCATTTAGTGTAATGGATTTATACCAAATGCCCGTCTATTTACGAAACTTCTATATCAAAGAATTTGGAAAATTGAAGGAAGAAGAAAGTAAACAATTGAAAAAGGCGAGTAAACAATGATATTACTTCGACATCTTTTAGCAGAAAATGATAGAGCTTATAAAGGAATGTCCGTGTCGGGAAGTCCGTTGATTACCTTAGTAGGGGATCGACGGGCTTTCAAAGGCATGGCTGTTTCTGGTACGCCGTTATATACCGTAGTAGGCAATAAACTATATGCGGGGATGTCGGTATCGGGTTCTCCATTAGCAACATTAGTCGGTGACCTTATCTTTAAGGGAATGTCAGTATCGGGTGCGCCATTGGCACGATTAGAACGAACCAGATCATACAAAGGAATGGCAGTTTCAGGATCACCGCTTGTCACGGTTCCCAGTGGAAATGTTACCACGTTGTTTATTGCAACGTATCACGCTTTGGTTGAGTAAGTAAATGGCGCCAACAAACCGACTAGAAAGAGAAGCAGAAGATTTAGCAAAAGAATATCATAACGCTAGTATTGCTACTAGAAGTGCTATGGCATCGCAAAATAGATTGACACAAATCTTATCTAAACACGCAAATACAGTAGTTGCTAGTATTGCGTCTATGGTGCAAGATATTGCGCATGCAAAGACAAATACTGCACTTAAAAAGCAAGAAATAGAAGTAATCCGCACGCAGTTGACTATTGCTAAAAAGAAACACGACTCGGATATGCGTGCTTTGCAGGATAATGCACGACAGAGGGATGAGTATAGATCATTAACGGCAAAGGGAAGAACCGCTGCCGGCCGAAGTTTAGCAGAAGAAATTGAATATCAGAGGTTGCGTGCTATACGTGGTACTTTACGAGATAATTTAAATAAAGCTTCCGAGGCAGAAAGAAAGAGTTCTAACAGTGTAAATGCTCTTGAGCAATCAACTCGACTAAAAACATCTGAATTAAAAAATATAAAGTTAACTGCATTCGCAACAACAGTAAATTCTGCTAATACAGAAATGCAAAAGTTAGTAGGTGCTATCAACAAAACTCAAGAACAGTTTGGTATCGCCGCAGGACAAGCGGCAAATCTTAAAGTAGACAATATCGTATCAAGTTTTAATAGCTATGTAGAATCAGCAAAATCTTTATTCAGTGGAAAACCAGAGTTTGGTGTTTCTGCCGAAATGATCGAACGTGCACAAGCCGCATATCAAAATGAATTTGGTGGTATATTAACGACTGATGCCGCTAAAGATTTAGCAATGCAAGCACGTACAATGGGCGTTACTACGGAGCAACTAACAAAGGCCCGTCGTGTATTTACGGCACAATCGTTGGGAAATGTTGCGGAAGCAAAAAAATCACAAGATAAATTTATTGCAGAATTTGCCAAGAAAGGATTGACATCAAAAGATGCAATGCAGGCCATTTCACAGTATTCGGAACTACTAGCACGTAATGGTACACGATTTGCACAATCATTTACTCGTGCCGCTGCGGACGCAAAGAAAATTGGAATTGATTTAAATAAAGTCAGTCAATTTGGTGATAGTCTCATCAATAATTTTGAAGGATTCTTAGAAGGTACAGCAGCTCTTGGGGCAATGGGATTTAATCTTGATTCCAATAGATTGGCACAGATTTCTGAAACGGGTAGTGACGCTGATTTATACAATGAACTAAAGTCACAATTAGCCAATACAGGCAAAGACATTACCAAACTTCGTAGATCAGAACGACTTGAGTTAGAATCGATGTTTGGTATGACTATCAGTGACATGCAAAAAATGGCAGGTGAAACGCCTGACGGAGATACAAAAAGTCCCGAAGAATTACAAGCAGAAGGCAATGGATTTTTAAATCGAATGGCGGTTGGGATAGATTTACTAACCAAATTAGCAGGTATTGCTGCAAATGCTATACTAGCAACAATTGCATTTAATACGGGAATAACCGCATTTGCAACTAGTGGCATGGCAGCACCCATCATGGCAGCTGCAGCAGGAATTGCAACGATTGCCGCGGCAATTGCTCTTTTTAAATTTGGATCAAAAAATGTAGAAGAGGGCAAAAGAAAAATTGCCGCGGGCGAAGAGGGAGGGGTTGGTCAATTAATTAAAGGACGAACGCAACAAGGGGCTGGAATAGGGGCGGGTGGCGGCGCTTCTTTAGCTGGTATAGGCGCCGGTTTATTACTAATGGGCAGTGGGGTTGGTATACCAGCAGGATTGGCTGTTATAGGAGCAAGTATGGCAGCTGGCGGATTAGTGGGTGGTACCGCCGGTGGCATACTTGGTGCAGGAGAAGGTGCGATTGAAGCAGCAGCAACTAAAGGCGATGATGTAATATCTCAACCCGGCTACGGCAAACGTTCCTTGGTAACACCGTCTGGGGTCATTGCATTAAATAATAAAGATAATATCATTGCATATGCAGATGATTTGGCCGGTACCACAAAACTACCATATGGGTCTATTGCAAAGAAAGCAGGTGAAAAATACGAACAACTTGATGTATTTAAAAAACAAGTAAACGATGTTTTTTCTGGACTAGTTGCCCCCAATGGTGGATTTGGGAAAGTTTCTAAATTTATCAATACCGACTTAAATAAGCCAATTGGTGGGGCAGTTGCTAAAGCACAAGAACTAAAAGCAGGTGGTACTGGTGGCTTACTTTCCATGGCGCAAGGAAAGTTAAGTGGATTATTTGGCGGAAAAGCCGGTGAAAGCGTTGCTAAAGCACAAGAACTAAAAGCAGGTGGTACTAGCGGATTACTTTCCATGGCGCAAAACAAGTTTGGTGGTATGTTTGGTGGTAAGGCCGGTGGAGCAATTGCCAAAGCCCAAGAACTGAAGGCAGGTGGCACTAGCGGATTACTTTCCATGGCGCAAAACAAATTTGGTGATATGTTCGGTGGTAAGGCCGGTGGGGCAATGTCTAGTATAAGCAATCTATTCACAGGTGGTGGATCAACGACCAGTAATTTAATGGGTATGGCAACTAAGATTCCTGGCCTTGGTGGATTACTCGGAAAAGCTACGGGATTATTAGGTGGCGGTGGATTAAAAGGAGTGGCCGGAAGCTTACTTGGAAAAGTAGGATTGGGCAGTCTTGGCGGTAGTTTATTGGGCGGACCAATGGGATTGGCGGGTTCGTTGGCGGCACCATTACTCAAGAAAATTCCTCTCGTTGGCGGTGCCCTTGCGTCAATTGCAGGTGGTCCTGGTAAGTTGATGGGTAGTGCATTGGGTAAAATTGGTGGATTTCTAGGTAGCAAGAAAGGTAAAGGTGTCGTCAGTAGTATAGCCGGCGGACCAATGGGCTTGGCAGCACCATTACTCAAGAAAATTCCATTGGTCGGCGGTGCCCTTGCGTCAATTGCAGGTGGTCCTGGTAAGTTAATGGGTAGTGCATTGGGTAAGATCGGTGGATTATTTGGGAAGAAGAAGGCACCCGCAGTTTCTGCAATGAGTGCAATGATGCCTGACATGGGGAACATGATGTCGATGCTTCCATTTCTTTCTGGGACACAATCCACTGCAGCACAAGGCACGTCACAACCGCAGGCGCCAATTTCCGTCGATACTGCCGGTATAGAAAAGCAACTGAATAATTTCATCAATGCCCTTCAAGGTATACAGATTCATATGGATGGAGCAAAGGTTGGAAAAGCATTAGTAAATAGTAATGACGCCGCATCATCGCTCGGCGTGTTCCGTGAACAGTCCCGTTAAACTTTGTATGAGAAATACACATGGCATTTAAAAACTTAGAAAGTCGGTTTAACGAAAACGTCAATAGATTATATAGCGCCGGTACGTTGAAGTTTGAAAACGGAGCGCCGAGTAATGGAAGAAACGACGACCCATTAATAGTACGTAAACCCGGAAATGGATATTGGGGATTCGGAGAAAGTAGAAGTCTTCCTGTACGAAGTGCACTAATAGACGTAAAAAGATTAACGCTATTTACTCTCAGTAAACGTGGACTTTTGTTTTTAGCAAAACAACAATTACTACAAACTGGCAATACATTTGAACAAACACGATTAATTAATCCATTATTTACAGTAGGAAACGCCGTCCCGTTTTTACATTTACGTAGACATTTACGGCCAATTACTGGTGGCCCAGGCGGTGCCTTATTAGCAAAGACCGATGTTTCTTATGCAAACGTAAGAAAACTTGGCCAATTACAAAAATCTACGTATGACAGTTTTACACAAAATGCTGGTGGTGGCATTGGTGCGTTTTTTAAAAAACTTGCGGGACCAATTACTAACACCATTTCCGCATTTACTGCAAAGAAGAATATCGGAGAAGAATTTGGATATGGTACACCGTCAAGTGCAGAAGGATGGAAAAAATCTCGACCAGAATTAGGAAAGTCAGATAAAGATTATGCAGTTGGATTTAGACCGCCTGCGTTTAAATTTGGGGGAAATATAAGTACCGTAGGATTTACTCGGTCAGTATATGGCGCGATACCATCGTCGCCTGGTAGTTGGAATGGTAACTATACCACGTATTTAACCTATAGTAACGATAAAAAAACTTGGCCACTAACAAGACAAACGGATTATGCCAGTTATAGATTGGCAAAATATAACCAAGTTGCTTGGCCAACAACAGGCCGACCAGATGTATCTAACGTTGCTAAAAAATCTGGCATAAAAGCGGACTACGATTCTGCTAAAGATTACAGAAAAGCAATAGATTCTCAAATAAGTACCGCTGCAGAAGTATCACAAATATTATCAGACATTGAACGATTAAATCCTAGACCAATAGTACGTGCAAGTGGATTACCTGTACTTGCGGAATATCAGGGTAAGGCATTCGTTAGATATTTTTCTGCGGGAAATGCAGGACTTGCCAGTCTGAATGCTTCGGAAATAATAGATGGAAAAACTAGTAACATGCAAGAACGAATAAAGGCTTTTAAAACGGGCCCAGCACAAGATAAACGGCTCACGTATCTAAAAGATGAATCAAATTTACCAGCAGCACTCCCAAATAATGCCGTCTCTAAAAAAGCATATCAATCAATTAATAATGCATTTGATGATCCAATCGTGGTATCATTTGCAATGGGCACTGATGGACCCATTCGATTTAGAGCATTTATCAAAGATTTACAACAATCGGCAACGCCAGAATATAAATCATACCAATACATTGGTCGTATGGAAAAATTTGTTAATTATGTTGGGGTGCAACGAGAAATATCATTTAAATTGGGCGTGATTGCATTTTCTAAAGACGAGTTGGATGGGTGCTGGAAACGTATTAATTATTTGACGGGCTTAGTATTCCCATACGGATTTAATCGTGGTATTTTTCAACCAAACATTGTGCGGTTAACGATTGGAGATGTATATACAGAACAACCGGGATATGTCACTTCACTGAACACCAATTTTAACGAATTAGGTACGTCATGGGAAATTGATGGTGGACGACAAGTACCAATTGCAGCAGAAATGGATATTAAATTTACCATAATTGAAAAATCGTCTAAGGTTGCCGATTCTCCGTTTTATGGCATCACCGAAAAAATGGAAGGATTTGCAACTAATCTCACGCCAGATGCACCTCCGGGTAATCCAATTGCCACCCGTGTAGAATCGCGAAAACCTAGTAACCCAGAATATGATGGGGTAGAAAAAAATCTTATCGACGCATATAATATAGCCATAAAAAATGGTACATCACGCCAACAAATTGATGCAATTATGCAGCGCCTAGGTACCATACGCCGTGAAAGATTGACGCCAGGTGCATTACCTAATAGACCTTAATCTTAATAAAAATATGCCACGTTATCAAAATAGTATAACTGTAAAAAAAACAGACGACGGTGTGCGATATTATACATCCGCCATCCCCACTGATCCTATTGAAGATCAAATTCAATATACCCATGAAGCACGTATGGGTGACCGGTGGGATACGATTGCCTACAAATATTTAGGATCAGCAACTTTGTGGTATGTGGTTGCAAATGCGAATAATGGACTGAACGGCTCTATATTTATTAAGCCGGGAACAGTTATCACGATACCTCAAAACTATTAAAATACTATGGCACACGATCAAGGGTCTTTTGACTACAAAGTAATAAATGAAGACATAAGTAAATTATTGGATGCACGGTCTGAACTGGATAATACGATTCAAGTTTCTATGCCGTTCATAAGAGCCACCACCACTATTGAATTACCAGAACTTGGTAAAGGTAATATTGGGTTTACATTAGGATTACATGCTATAGATGAAGATGTACGATATGAAGATATGTACGCATCACAACAGGGAGATATGCCGTTGATTGGGTATACGTATACGGCAGAAGGAAACTCCAAACGAGTGTATGCAACAGACCCAAACGATCAAATAATATCTGGGATATTTGATACACAGGGTATGTTATATAAAACAACGAACTTTGTCAGAATCCCACCGCCTGGTATTACTAAAGTAACCGTTGGTAGAGCTAAGAACGGTGTACTGGCACAGGCATCGATGGAAATCTCCGTACCATCACTGGTGCAATTAGAAAATTTGCACAGAACGTTTTTAATTCCTGGTGTTGGTATGATCTTAGAATGGGGACAGCAATTTGCCCCAGAATTAAAACCAAGTTTGGGAGAATTGCCAGACATATCCGCAAATTTATTTCCATGGCATGATCGTACCAAACTTATGGAAATTTTAAATAAATTGGCAACTAATCAATTAGGACTAAAAGAAATTTTAGATGATTATGCATATACATCACAGGGGCAGTACATGTGGATGTTTGGTCGTGTGGCAAACTTTAGTACCAAATCCAATTCCGATGGATCATTTAATTGTACAGTAAAAATTGTAGGACCGTCAGAAGATTCGTTTGCATACTCTACGCAAAATACAGTAATTCCATCAAAAGACTCCAGTACAAAATACTTTTGTGCATCTGATACCACCAGTGTATCGTCATATTTCACAGAAACCGTTACCGGTGGTATAAATTTTAAAACTTTATTAGACGACACTCGAAATAACGCTGGTCCGTGGCAGAAACATGTACAATTTCTTGAAGGTGGAAATAAAAAAGGTGGAGATCCGACCGCAACTGAACAAAGTCCCGTCATAAGTCAAAATAGTTTTGCGGACTCAGAAGATGCATATTTCATAACATGGAGATACTTTGTTAATATAGTACTGAATAGTACCGATGAAACTTATAAGGGACTGAAATATATTTTTAGTAAGATGATGAGCGATGAGGAACTGAAAAAAATAGGATTATTATTACCATATGCAACCGGCGACGGTCGAAAAAATACAAATGTAGAAAGTTTAAAGTATATAGACGATCCAATGGAATCATATGTTGGTATGAATAAGTTTTTACGATCTATTGACCCATCTACATTGATTATAGTTAATGAAAAAGCGGTACAACTAGCGCAGGCAAATCCACAGTATAATATACCAACATCTGATGTAAAGTTTTTTGATACGAATGATGAAACAAAAAAGTTTTATGATCAATCAAACAAAAATGATCCCCGTGGATTGTTTGAAGAGTCTACAACCGCCTATAAAGCAGCAGAAGATCGTGGTTTTTTAAGTTCCGGTGTGTGGTTAAATCATAAGGCAGTTGCAGAATGTATGGTAGGTAGTACTACCATTCTTCGCGGTATTGTGAGTTTACTGGAACGTATGAATCACGCAACATTAAACTATTGGAAGTTGGCTATAGATGTAGCAGAACCAATTAAAGGTTCGGAACATCCATATAATTACATGGTAATAGATGCCAACTTTAGAGAAAGTTCTGACCGAGCGGTGTCAGAGTTTATAGATAAAGTGCATACATTTAATAAATACGTTCGCACCGATGCTGCAACGGGCAAGTTGGTAGGATCGGAGTTAACCGAGTGTTCTATTGATTTATCGTTGCCGAAACGATTATTTACGCAAATTGCCACGTTGGGATTGGTACAACCCGAAGACATGCAGGAAATTGCAAATGCCGGTAAGACTAAAGACGAACTGGCAGAAGAAGCAGCTGCTGCTGCTAAAACTGGCCTTGGTCCGAATAAACCACCAAAAATATCTGATCCGAATGACACCCTGCGCAAAATGTTTGCTATTACATCCCTCGCAGGTGTAGACAAGGACGGAAATTTCGATGCCAACATCCAAGGTCCAGATATTACGGTACTTCCAAAAACTGCCCGCGAAGCACAATTAAGGGCAAGTGCAGTATGTGGAAAAGGTAATGTGCAAACCACCGCAAACACAGGTGGTGTTGGACAAAAGCCGGGTGCAGTTGACCCGTCTGCAAACTTGAACAATAAAAATGCAGATGAATTAAAAAAAGAACAGGAAAAAGCAAAGAAAACATTGGAATCTGAAGTATGTAAAAAATGTCAGACTTGTCCACCACCAAAAGCGCCGCCCGTTACTACACAACCAACGAATAAGAAATTATCGCAATTAACGATATCAGAAGTATTATCTGTACAAAAACCTACTGGTACAGTTCTTGCAGTCGGTAAATATCAAGCAATTCCTGTTACGTTTAAAGCGTGGATTGCGGCACAGAAAATTCCAACGGATACTGTATTTGATAGTGCTACGCAAGAAAAATTGGGTGATTGGTTAATTGTTGGTAAACGACCGAAGGTGGGAAGATTTGTTAATGGAGATACATCTATAACAATAGAAGATGCGCAATTAGAATTAGCAAAAGAATTTGCATCAATCCCAGTTCCATATAGAGTTACTAGACCCGCCGGAGCAGCATCAAAATCTGATCCAGGAGCAGTACTTGAAGCGGGGCAATCCTATTATTACGGAATAGCAGGAAATAGATCCACCGCAAGTTCTGCAAAATATCAAGAAGCATTACGTATTGCCAGACAAAATAAAAGTTTACAGTCGTTAAAAGAGTTTATTGCAAAGGGTGAAGGAAATTATGACTCGTTGAATAGAGGTATTGCAGGAGATACTAGATTAGACAGCACGGAATATTATGCAGCACTTAATCAACGCAAATCATCGACATCCAGTACTAAAGTATGTAGTGACGAGGCATATATTGAAATTGGAACGATTGGTTTTGATGGTACCATCTTTAGAGACTCTCAAATTAAAGAAGGAAAGAAGCGGTGTGCAAATTGTGAAACAGCAAAAACTGTAATGACTCAAACTGCCGTAGTAATAGCAGAAAAAGATAAAGCAACCAAGGCAGCCGAAAAGGCAATCAGAGATTTCCCGGGTATGAATAGAATATTTAGATATATTGAAATATTTCCAGATATGATGGTTTCAGAAATTACAGATTCTGCTAATGGTCAGTTTGCTAATGCTTTTGGCGCATCTCCAGGAGCACTATCAATAAAAGGTGATATCGAGATGCCTGGTATAGCAGGGTTGCGCATCGGTGAATTATTTTGGATTGATCGTATTCCTACCTTTTATAAAGCATTTGGAGCATTTCAAATTATGGGTATTGAAGATACCATTGGTAGAGAGGGATGGACGACTAAAGTACATTCAACATTTAATTATTTGGGAACTAATTGGAAAGCCGCAATGGAGGCAAAATTTAAAACCGCTAAGACTACCCGAGCATCAAATATCACTGCCCCAGTAGGTACATAATAATGATTGACATCGATTTAATACAAAAACTTTATAAGTCTGACGAACAACGATTAACCCGTATTTTGGATGAAATGCCTACGCAGTCATTGCCGATTGTTACGCAGACTGATGCTAAAAATGGATTTATTATACGATATTTTGTACGGCAGGTCACCGATAAAGACTTTATTGTAGAGGTAAATGATAGTCAATATTACGAACTGAAAGAAAACCCACGGTTTGTTACGACAGAAATAAAATGGAAAATTGTGGGCAAAAAACAAAATATAAAACTTTTAAATGGTGTAACAATTTATGGGGTAGAAGATACGAATCGTGTAGTAGTATCCGAGGCGGACTTGACTTTTGGAGGACTGTTGAAGTATATTACAAGTTATCTGGAGTATTGGTTCGCCGAAGAGGTATAAATGGTTATTAATAGTTACGAACAATATAACGAGTTGAAGTCACGGATGGATCGGGAGATGCATATTTGCACGCCGATCTTTCGTGATTTATATTATCATGTTATGGAAAATGAATTGTTATGTGTATGTATAACGTTCATGAACGGTGAAAGTTTTACCGTGTCCATTTCACATGACGATGCTCCGCACTTTGAAATGCCGGTTGGAAATGCACTGTGTTTTACGGCAAACAGTAAAGTACTGACTACACCGTGCCTTGATGTAGACGTATCAGCAATTGCGTATATTCATCAAATGAATGTCCCAACATTAGAAGATACATTTACCTCGTACATTCGTGATACACATAACATGTTTCACAATATGCGTCACGTAAATAGAATCATTCCATTAACAACGTGGGGTGCAATTGGCGAACAGTATAATACGATGCTACGTAAATTCATTCCATTATATGATCCGCCACAATATGAGTATATGTACAAATTGTTGTCTACGTTGAAAGATATTGAATCTGCGGGACTGTGCGTAGACAGGACATTATTATCAGAACATTTTTCGTCTGATACAAAACGTGCGTTCAAAGATAACATGGTATATACCGAATATAATCCATATACTGCTACAGGTCGTCCAAGTAATAGATTTGGTGGTATAAACTTTGCCGCATTAAATAAGTCAGACGGTTCCCGTGATAGTTTTATTAGTAGATATCCATCTGGGTCACTGGTACAAATGGATTTTGAGGCATATCATCTACGATTGATGGCAAATGAACTGGGAGTAGACTTACCCAGTGAACAATCAATTCATACCGAACTTGCGAAGGTATACTTCAATACATTAGATATTACAGAAGATATGTATGCGGAAAGTAAACGGCGCACTTTTGAAGTTATGTATGGCACGAGCATCGAAACCTATAATTTTGAATTATTTGAAAAGATTCACGAACATAGAAAGCAATATGAACGGGTGAACTTCATCAAGTTACCTAACGGTATTACTGTTAATGTACCGTCACCAAATGCAAGTAAACTGTTCAATTATTATGTACAATCATTAGAAATGGTACGAACATTGCCAAAATTAACTCGTATTATTGAACTCATGAAAAATACTACAAATCATTTGGTGTTGTATACATATGATAGTATACTGTTGGATATGCAAACTATGGATATTAATATCCTACAGAAGATACAAGAGATTTTAGAAGAAAATAAAAAATTCCCTGTGCGTATATATTCAGGAAATACATACGGTAACATTAAGGAGATACGGTTATGAGTTTTAAGATAGGAATCGTTGGATTGGGATATGTGGGGGGTGCTGTATTAAACGCATATACTTTAAAAAATCGCAAGGTACATACATTTGATGTTAATCCAGAAACAACCCCATCATGCAAATCGTTACAAGAATTGGTGGAGTTGGTTGATTTGATATATGTTGCCGTACCAACGCCGATGAAATCTTCCGGTGAATGTGATACGTCGATTGTTGAGTCAGTGGTAAATGATATTGGTAAAAGTAAGACCCCGAAACTAATAGTCATAAAATCTACAGTACCGCCTAAGACAACGGAGAAATTACAAGATATGAATAATAAACATGTCGTAATGTTTAATCCAGAGTTTTTAACGGAAGCAAATTATAAAAATGATTATTTAAATCAAGATGTTATGTTATTAGGATATTGTGGATGGGTATGGAGAGACATTGCATTCGATGTACTAACTGAAATTAAAAGTACTGTAGATTCTGTTAAATATTCTGCAACGGTTGGTGCAACTGATGCTGAATTTTATAAGTATTTGTGTAATACATTTCTTGCTACCAAAGTATCATTTGCGAATGAAATGGAAGCACTTGCTTCTAGATTAAATGTTAATTGGAATACTATGAAAGATGCCATAGTGTCAGATTCTCGTATGGGTAAATCGCACTGGCAAGTTCCTGGGCCGGATGGTCACAATGGATTTGGTGGCACGTGTTTCCCCAAAGATATTTCGGCAATTCGTCATGTAGCACGAGAACTTAATGTACCCACTCCGGTATTAGATGCGGCATGGACAAGAAACATTACAATCGACCGTCCAGAGAAAGATTGGGAGATGCTGAAAGGAAGAGCAATTTCAGAGTAAAATACCCATTATTTTACGGTGACTTGACGGTGGTTTGACGTTTATTTATAATATTTATTAATACTGTTATACCTTTAATGGATGTTATATATGAATACTGAAACGCAATTATTATGCACGTTCACATCCGTAGATGAGTTAGACGCCACTATTGATATTATAAAAAATTCGTATGTGTTAGTATTCAATAAATTATATCTACTAGAAAATATAGAAGATGCCAATCAATTAGTACTAACATATAATATTACGAAAACACATTCAAATACATTACCACCGGCGTCAACAATTTCGGTACATAGAAAAAAGCAAACGAATACAATCTATACAATAAATGCAATTAATAAATTGATTGAATTGAAAAACAATGGCGTATTAGATAAATCATTTCGAATTAATTGGGATGAATTAAAAAATTCTGTATTGGTTACCGCATACGGTAAACTTAAAGTAGTTAATACTAAATTATCCGATATCATAGAATTATAATATCACCCCTTGACAAACTAAGGTCGGCCCACTACCTTTACAAAGTGGGCAATAACTCACTAAACAAAACATTCTAAACTCTAAGAGGTACACACGTATGGGAATTAACATCTCAGCACTCAAGTCTAAGCTCAATCAGTTCACTCGTCAGAACGACCGTAGTGACGCACTATGGAAGCCCACGGAAGGTAAGACGGTTATTCGTATTGTTCCGTGGAAGGATAACAAGGAAAATCCGTTCGTTGAACTATATTTTCATTATCTCGGCAATAAGACGCATCTGTCTCCTACCTCAAACGGTAACCGTGATCCTATCGTAGAATTTGCAGACGCACTACAGGCCGGCGGTTCTAAGGATGATTGGCAGCAGGCACGTCCGTTCCGTCCAAAGTTGCGTACATTCGTTCCTATCATTGTTCGTGGTGAAGAAGATAAGGGCGTTCGCTTCATGTCGTTTGGCAAGATTGTATACACCGAACTGTTGTCTATTATCTCTGACCCCGATTACGGCGATATCACCGATGTACAGAACGGCCGTGACATTGTGGTAGAATATATCCCGCAGGAAAAGAGTGATACGAACTTTGCCAAGACGATGGTTCGTCCTAAGCCGAATCAGACGCCACTTGCGGATTCTGCAGAGAAGATTCAGAAGTTTCTTACGGACCAGCCGGACATTCGTTCAATTTTCAAGGAACCCTCATACGAAGAACTGAAAGTTGCGCTCGAACGATACCTTGACCCAGATGCAGTCAAGGCTCCTCCCACTGCTGCTCCTGTGAAGGAAGAAGTTGTAACTAAGCCCACCTCACCCACGGCAGCTAAGTCAGTAGAACTTAAGTCAACGTCAGTCAAGGATATGATTGACGAGTTTGACGAAGTATTTAACTAACATCACTTGACTTTACTTGGATGGCCCACTATATTTACATAGTGGGTCATTCACGTTATTATACTATAGGAAAATAATATGGCAAAACCAGATAAGAAAGTTATTCAAGAACCAGATCGTGATGAGTTAGCACAACTTATTGCAGTATCTTTGAATAAAATGAATAAGGATAGTGACCAAGTTGCATTCTTCCTTGATGGACGAGAATCAACGCCAACGGATTTTACCGACTTCATTTCAACGGGCGCAACCATGTTGGATGTGGCAATTAGTAATCGTCCGAATGGAGGAATTGCGGTTGGGCGTATCACCGAACTCACTGGATTAGAGGGGTCTGGGAAGTCTCTGATAGGGGCACAGATGATTGCAAACACGCAGAGAAGGGGTGGGGTAGGGGTTCTGATTGACACTGAGACAGCAGTCAATGCGGAGTTCTTTAAGGCAGTCGGTATCGACATGAATAAGTTGGTATATGTCCAGTTGCAGACGGTTGAAGAAATCTTTGACGCAATCACGGTTATTATCGAAGAAGTGCGCAAAGACCCCAAGAAACGGGATAAGCTTGTCACCATCGTAGTAGACTCCGTTGCCGCCGCATCCACCAAGAAGGAAATGGAAGCAGACTTCGGGAAGGATGGATATGCGACCGACAAGGCTATCATCATCAGTAAGGCAATGCGTAAGATTACGGGATTGTTGGGCCGTGAACGGATTGCACTCGTCTTCACGAATCAGCTCCGTCAGAAGATGAATGCAATGGCGTTCTCTGACCCGTGGACGACTTCGGGTGGTAAGGCAATTGCATTCCACGCATCGACTCGTCTTCGATTGTCGTTGCTCGGTAAGATTAGTAATTCCAGTGGTGATGTGATCGGTGTGAAGGTGAAGGCAAATGTTGTCAAGAATCGTCTTGGACCGCCACATCGCACGGCAGAATTTGAAATTTACTTTAATCGTGGTATTGACGATTTGGGTAGTTGGCTGAAGGTATTGAAGGAAAACAAAATGGTCAAGCAGGCAGGGGCATGGTATGCCTATGTCGATCCTACTACGGGAGAAGAAACGAAGTTTCAATCGAAGGACTTTCAAGCGTTCTTAGATGCAGACCCTATTCGGAAGGAAGCACTCTACAGTGAGATTTGTGATTCACTGATTATGAAGTATCAGAGTGAATTTGATCCTGAAGATGTGAGTATTATGGCGGCAACTGAAGATGAATAATCCAGAAGATATTGTGCAGCTTGTATTGTCTGCGTATGATAAGTCGTGGGACGACAAGTACTCCTGGCCAGGAGTCGCCCAGCACCGTGACGATTTCGAATTAGAACTTCGTCGGTTGTTAATGCAAGCAGAGCCACAGGTTCAGTTGAAACCAGTCGGACCCTTAAAGCGGGGCGGGGAGGCATCAGTAACCATTCGTACCTCTCCTGCGCACACCTACACAATTAATCCACCGAACTTGATGGGCACATGGACCACCACCCAAACAGATGCTATGGGTGTTCAATCAAACATTATCAATAAAGAAATCCTACATGGCTAATCTGCAAGATATTTTTCACAATATGAAGTTTGAAGAAGACCCGCAAGGTATGACATATAACAGTCGGGTATTGTTGGTTGACGCGATGAACCTTTTCATACGTTCGTATTCTGCCGTGCCTTCAATGGATGACGATGGAAATCACATTGGGGGCATGATTGGATTCTTTAAGAGTTTAGGTCTTGCTATTCGCACGTTTAAGCCCACCCGGACCATCATTGTTTTTGATGGAAAGGGTGGCAGCCAAAGTCGTAGAAAGATTTATCCGCAGTATAAGGCAAATCGTAAACCTCCGGTTCGGTTGAACCGGAGTTATGATTTAACGACGGATGAACAAGAAAAAGAAAATATGAAGTGGCAGTTGGTATCATTGGTTGAAATGCTGGAATGTTTGCCCGTTACTATTTTTGCGTTGGACAACGTAGAAGCAGATGATGTGATTGCATATTTATCACAATTGGTTACGGCAGACGGCGGAGATAGTATTATTTATTCTACTGATAAGGATTTCTTTCAACTTGCCGCAGAAAATATCAAAATCTATAATCCCATCAAAAAGAAAACATTTAGTGACCAAGTAATCTTGGAAGATTATGGCATTCATCCAAAACACTTTCATTTCTTCCGTGCGTTAGATGGGGATAAGAGTGATAATATTGATGGAGTAAAGGGTGTTGGAGAAACTAATCTGAAAAAGTATCTTCCAGAAATTGCTGACCCAACCGCAGAAATTTCGGTAGACATGATTCGCAATAAATATGCAAATATAAAAAAGGTTCCCAAGATGATTGAGAACATTTTAAATAATGAAGATATAGTTGAACGAAATATTACATTAATGAATCTCCACGAAAGTATCATGTCGATTGATGCTAAAATGAAGGTAGTCAATAGATTTCAGACGACACAAACTTCATTGCGGAAGGTAGACTTGACAAAGTTGATGATGAAGTCTAGATTACTACAAGCATTCCCCAACTACGACAGTTGGTTATCGCAGAATTTCATTCCTCTTAGCAGGTTTAACAATGACACCACAGTATGATACGACAGTAGACAATCTTGCAAAATACGGACCAACGTTTCAGGCAAAAGTATTAGCAAGTTTGTTGTCGTCTACCGAATTTTTACAACAATCGTTGGATGTATTAAATCCTAAATTCTTTGAATCAAACGCGGGGCAATGGATTGTTGATACGACGATTGATTACTTTGCTGATTATAAGGCGTTACCCACGCTAGAAGTATTTAAAGTGAAGCTGGATGTGATTAATGATGATGTGTTGAAGATTGCCATTAAAGACCAATTACGGTCGGCGTTTCAAAGAAAGAACGATGAAGACTTGCAATATATCCGTGATAGTTTTCTAGACTTTGCAAAAAACCAAGCAATTAAGTCTGCTATTATCCGTTCCGTTGATTTATTGCAAATGGGACAATATGGTGAAATTAAGAATTTGATTGATGGGGCAATGAAAGCAGGACAGCCTCGTAACATTGGACATAATTGGAGAGACGACATTGGTATTCGACTATCGGGTATTTCTCGTATTGTGGTTCCCACTGGTTGGGATTCCATTGATCAATTAATCGGTGGTGGATTGGGTGCTGGTGAACTTGGTGTGATTGCTGCACCATCTGGTATTGGTAAGAGTTGGGCACTTGCCACGATTGGAGCAAACGCTGCAAAGGCAGGAAAACGGGTGGTATATTATACCTTGGAGTTGAACGAGAATTATGTTGGACTTCGATATGATACGATCTTTACGGGTATTGAGCCGGGTAATGTTCCACAACATCCTCAGTTGGTGCGAGATGCAGTCGATGGGGTTACGGGTGATATTATCATTAAATATTATCCTGCACGATCCATTACCGTTCATACGATTCGGGCACATCTCGATCATTTGATTAGTAATAAACTCAAACCCGATTTAATACTAATTGATTATGCCGATCTTATGCGTTCTACTGATCGTATAGACGCTCGACACCAAGAACTGGGGGCAATCTATGAAGAAATTCGTGGTATGTCTGGTGAGATGGCCATTCCCTGCTGGACCGCCTCACAAACACAACGCAGTAGTATTCAAGATGAAGTTATTCAAGCGGATAAGATTGCCGAATCATACCAGAAAATTATGACCGCTGACTTGGTGATTTCCCTGTCGCGTAAACTGGAAGATAAGGCAAATCATACTGGCCGTTGCCATGTTATGAAGAATCGATTCGGTGTTGATGGTGTTACGTTGCCCGTATATATGAACACTGGTCTTGGAAAGATTGAAATTTATGATGAAAATTCTTCCAAGGGCATTCTGTTGAAGAAGCAAATGCAGGCGGGAGAAGGTATGTTAAAAAAGACTCTTGCAAAGAAATTATCTGAACTCCACGATGATTTTTCGGAAGAGTGAGTGATAATTATTAGAACCAATGAACCTAAACCGCTCGGAGATTGCCCGAAATGCAGCTAGAATCAAAATTATTGTCGGCCATTACGACTTTTATGAAGTACAGTAAGTACCTGCCAGACAAGCAACGTAGAGAAACATGGACAGAGTTAGTTGATAGAAACAAAAACATGCATCTAGAGAAGTTCCCTCAGTTGAAAGAGGAAATTGATGCCGCATATACATTTGTATATGATAAGAAAATCCTCCCATCGATGCGTTCCTTGCAGTTTGCGGGAAAGCCAGTTGATTTAAACAATACTCGTTTATACAATTGTTGTTTTCTTCCCGTAGACCACAGTGACGCATTCAGTGAAATCATGTTCCTATTATTGTCGGGAACTGGTGTGGGATATTCCGTACAACGTCAGCACGTAGAAAAGCTCCCAGAAATTAATAAACCAACCAAGTCTCGTCGTTACCTTGTTGCGGATAGCATCGAAGGATGGGCAGATGCCGTGAAGGTGTTAGTGACTGCTTACATGAAGGGCAAGGCATATCCATTGTTTGACTTCCGTGACATTCGTCCAAAGGGTGCAATGTTGATTACGGCGGGCGGGAAGGCGCCCGGTGCTGAACCATTGAAGGATTGCCTTCACAATATCCAAAAGGTATTGGACCGCAAGGCAAATGGTGAACAACTCACCACATTGGAAGTGCATGACATTATGTGTTATATTGCAGATGCGGTATTGTCGGGCGGTATTCGTCGGTCGGCAATGATTGCGTTGTTTGACCTTGACGATGACGATATGCTCACGTGCAAGTTTGGCAACTGGTGGGAGAATGAAGCACAACGTGGCCGTGCAAATAACTCTGCGGTGATTGTTCGTCACAAGATTGAAAAGGAAATCTTCCTTGATCTCTGGAAGAAGATTGAATTGAGTGGTTCTGGCGAACCTGGATTCTTCTTTACGAATGATGCGGCATGGGGATTGAATCCTTGTGCGGAAATCAGCCTCCGTCCATTCCAGTTCTGTAACCTCTGTGAAATCAATGCATCTGATATTGTTGACCAAGACGATTATAATGCACGGGCAAGAGCAGCAGCGTTCATTGGAACGTTACAGGCAAGTTATACCAATTTCCATTATCTTCGTGATATCTGGAAACGGACCACTGAACGTGAAGCGTTAATTGGCGTTGGTATGACGGGTATTGCGTCTGGTGCCGTATTGAAGTTGGATATGAAGGAAGCAGCAAATGTGGTGAAGGCAGAAAACGAACGAGTGGCTGGAATGATTGGTATTAACAAGGCTGCACGAACAACGACGGTCAAGCCAAGTGGTACTTCGTCACTGGTGTTGGGTTCCTCGTCGGGCATTCACGCATGGCACAATGAACATTATATCCGTCGTATTCGGGTGGGTAAGAACGAAAGTATTTATACCTATCTGTTGATTAATCATCCAGAATTGTTGGAAGATGAATACTTCAAGCCAAACCAACAAGCAGTTATTTCTGTGCCCCAGAAGGCTCCAGACGGGGCGGTAACTCGTCAGGAATCGGCTCTAGACTTACTCGCCCGTGTCAGTAAGGTATGGAAGGAGTGGGTGAAGCCCGGTCATCGTAAGGGTGAAAATAAGAACAATGTATCGGTCACCGTGACGATTAAGTCAAACGAATGGGAAGAAGTTGGAGAATGGATGTGGACGAATAAGGAGCACTTCACCGCATTAAGTGTTTTACCGCATTCGGAACACACCTATATTCAAGCGCCGTTCGAAGACATCACCCCAGAACATTACGAAGAATTGGTGGGACACCTTCATAATATTGATTTAAGTCAGGTGGTGGAGTTAGATGATACTACTGATTTATCTGGCGAACTTGCGTGTGGCGGCGCCGGGTGTGAAGTAGTATGAAGTTAAAAGATTTGGTCACCATTGTTATTCCTTGTAAAAACGAAGAAAAATATATTGGACACTTGTTGGGAGATTTATTTCTCTCGGTGGAAATTGGAGAAGTACGAATTATTATTGCCGATGCAGATTCTACAGACAACACCCGAAATATCATTAAGAATTGGTCACATGGATTGAACATTGAGATAATTCAAGGTGGACAGGTTTCAGAGGGAAGAAACAATGGTGCCAAATTAGTTACTACTCCATATATTTTATTTCTTGATGCAGATGTTCGGTTATTTTCGACAGCTGCAATATATGATGCTGTACAATGTATACATCAAGAAAATTTAGATTTAGTTACATTGAGCCCAAAAAACTATGGAACTGAATGGAGAGCATCTATTTTATTCTATCTGTTTAGTCTATGTAACAAAGTCATGACAAAGTTTACACCGTTTGCAATTGGTGCATTTTTCTTGACTCGTCGCAGTATGTTTGAAGTGTTCGGAGGATTTCCAAATAAATATGATACCTCCGAAGATTATATTTTAAGCAAGCAATATGATTCAACTAAGTTTAAAATTGTAAATCATTATTTTGGTCAAGACGAACGCCGATTTAAAAAGTTGGGTTATTTGGGAATGTTGTGGTATATGACAGTAAACTTCTTCAACCGAAATAACCTAGCATATTTTGAAAAAACTACAGTTAACTACTGGAACTAATTATGACACGATATAAAGCTATCATAGTATCCGATGTACATTTAGGAACAGACAATAGTAAAGCAGCAGAATTTTTGGAATTTTTAAACACCCACCATACCGACATTCTAATTATCAACGGAGACTTTGTGGACGGGTGGGCAATTTCTCGGGGACAGCGATGGAGAAGTAAACACACCAAGGTAATTTCCAAAGTGTTGGATATCTCCAGAAAAATACCTGTGGTATGGATTCGTGGAAATCATGACGAATTTTTACATGATTTTATGCATATGCATTTAGGCAAACTACAGGTAGAAGAAAATTATATCTTGGATTTAGGTGAAGGAAAAAGATATTTTATTTTTCACGGAGATATCCTAGATGTATTTGTTTCTAAATGGAAATGGATTGCAAAAATAGGCGGTCGTGGGTATGACTTAGCATTAAAATTAAATACATGGTACAATAAGTGGAGGAAGTGGAGGAAGTTACCGTATTACTCCATTTCCAAAGACATTAAAAAAGGTGTGAAGGCGGCAGTAAACTACATCACAGATTTTGAAGTAACGGCAACAAAACTTGCAAAGCAACATAATTGTGATGGGGTTATCTGTGGACATATTCACCAACCAGAAAATAGACAAATTGCGGGAATACATTATTTGAATTCCGGTGATTGGGTGGAGAGTTTAACCGCAATTGTAATAGACCATAATAATAATATCAGTATAAAGGAGTTTCACAAATGATTACCGTTACTAAATTTAGCGCACCGTGGTGCGGCCCTTGTAGGGCGTTAGCTCCTGTATTTCGGGAGTTAGAGGACATGACGCTTGATGCAACGTTTATTTCCATCGACGTAGAAGAGAAGCCATCTATTGCACAGTTATATTCTATTCGAACCGTTCCCACCGTTATCATTGAAAAGGATAATGTACTAATTGAAAAATTTGTAGGAGTACAAAGTAAACAAAAGTATATTACCGCCATTAATGCAGCGAGAGATGGGGCGTAAAAAGGAAGTAAAAAAGGAAAAAAGTTCGTTGAATGCAATTGAACAAAAAATGATGAGTGTATTACATTCAATGAATCTTTCGTATGAATCTCAAGCAACAATTGATAATTATAATGTTGACTTTTTGATTGACGAGAAGTATATTATAGAATGTTATGGGGATTACTGGCATTGTAATCCAGCCAGATATTCCGCGGATTATTACAACCGTGGGAAGAAAAAAACTGCAGCAGAAATCTGGAAACGTGACGAACAACGAAAACGTGATTTAGAACGGTTGGGTTACAAAGTATTATATTTTTGGGAACATGAAATTAATAATAATATCAAAGATATAAAAGCAACATTAAAACGTTATATTAAGTGAGGAAAGTATGGTTACTGAAATTACCATGAAAGAAATGACCACCGGCGTTCCAATAAAAACATATAATGATATGTATGTCATTATGTTTTATGGAGAAACCTGTGGTCCGTGCAAGGCAACACTGCCTAACTATGAAGCGGTTGCTAATTTCTATACAGAAAAAGGTGCACACATTCAATTTTTTAAGATAAATGCGTGGGCCCCAGAAGAACAAAAAGTCCATTGTAGAGAAACGTGGGGTATACAGGGCGTTCCACATTTCAAAGTATTTTGTCGCAGTGATCAAGTTATAGAAAAGACTGGCGGCGGAGATGAAGAAACTATGAAGCAGTTTGTGCAAGACGCAATATACGAAACACTAAAGAAATTTCAGGAGAAGGAATAAATGAAAGTTAAACGGTTATCAGAAAATTCAGTACTGCCACACAAGGCGCACGCAGGTGATTTGGGATATGATTTATATGCTTCTGAAGAAGTAATTTTAATGGCAGGGCAAACAAGGTTAGTATCTACGGGTATCGCCATTCAGTTCCCAGAAGGATATGGTGGATTACTTCGGGACCGTTCATCAGTTGCTACCAAACGAAATTTATTCGTGGTGGCCGGTGTAATTGATAATGGATATATCGGAGAAATACTGATTGCCTTACATAACTCCACGGATGGATTTGAGCGTATTATGGTCGGAGAAAAAATTGCACAACTCATTCTCATCCCCACCGTAAACTTCAACCCCGAAGAAGTAGACGAATTAGTGTCGGCGGACGAACGAGGAACTGGTGGATTTGGTTCCACAGGGACTTGACATAAGTACTGTGGTGATATATACTTAACGTAGTTCTTCTCATTTAAGGGGTTACATGTATCAAAATATTTTTATCGACTCAACATCAGACGAACAAGTAGTATATATTTGGGATGATGCGCAGGGACTTATTACTCTACCATTGTCTGACTTTAATTACGCATACGTCCGTGACCCCAAAGGAAAGTATATCAGTATGACAGGAGAACGCCTCAGTAAAACGAGGCGCTTCATCCGTGGTACCCCCAATGTATTTGAGAGTGACCTTCCAAAAGAAACTCGCGTTCTTACAGATTTATATCTGAACGAAGATACCTCGTCCGAAGGGAATATCACCTTATTCTTTGACATTGAGGTGTCAATGGAAAATGGTATTCCGAATACCAAGAACCCAAATAATGAAATTACTTCTATTGCATTATACGATCCTCTCGTAAAGAAATATGAAGTCTTTGTACTGGACAAGCGTGGATTGTATACAGATCGTGAATCTGAAGAAGCATCCGTACATTTCTGTATGGATGAAGTAGATCTGCTTCATAAGTTTATTAATTCATATGAACAAATCCGCCCCACCATTATCAGTGGATGGAATAGTAACGGATTCGACGTACCCTATCTATACAATCGCATTCGTCAAGTGTGTGGAAAAGGCACGGCAAACAGATTGAGTCCTATTGGCCGCGTGAAATATTCCGAACGCATGGAACGATATAAAATTGCTGGAGTATCGTCATTGGATTATTTAGACCTGTATAAGAAGTTCACGTATACCCAACAACCCAATTATCGTCTTGATACGATTGGACGATTGGAAGTGGGTATGGGCAAGGTAGACTACGAAGGTTCTCTTGATGATTTGTTCCGAGATGACTTGGATAAATTTATTGAGTACAACTTACAGGACGTGCGCATTATCGTTGACCTAGATAAGAAACTGAATCTCATCGACCTTGTACGAGGTATCTGTCACATTGGACACGTGCCATACGAAGACTATGGCATGAGTTCCCGTTTCCTTGAAGGTACTATTGTTACCTATCTGCATCGCAAGGGAATTATCGTGACCGATAAACCCAAGGATGGTAGAGAACAGATGGATGCAATGGGTGATAGAGAAGGATTTGCGGGAGCATATGTACAAGAACCTGTGCCGGGATTGTATGATTGGGTATATTCGCTCGATTTGCAATCGCTGTATCCCAGTATTATTATGAGCCTCAATATCAGTCCAGAAACCAAGGTAGCCAAAGTATTGAACTTTGACATGGAGCAACATTTCCGTAAAGAAATTGTTGCGTATGTGGTTCAAGAAATGGGTAATGATACGACAGTAGAATTAGAGTATGATGCGTTCGTCCAGTTTATACAAGAGAATAATCTCACGATGGCGTCTAATGGTGTATTGTATAGTACAATATCAAAGGGAATTATCCCAGAGGTATTAGAAGAATGGTTTGCTAAACGTGTGGAATATAAGAATCTGATGAAGAAGTATACTAACGACGGTGATAAGGTGCAGGCTGCTTATTACGATCAGCGGCAACATATTCAAAAGATTTTCTTGAACTCATTGTATGGTGTGCTGGGATTACCCGTGTTCCGTTTCTATGACGTAGACAATGCTGCTGCAGTAACATTGACGGGGCAAGATGTAATTAAGACGACAGCCAAGTTTATCAATTTGAAATACGAAAAGGCAACTGGTGAGAAGAAAGACCATTGTGTGTATGTCGATACGGACTCAGTGTACTTTCCAGCAAAGCCATTGTTTACTGAGGGTTCCACCGATGCTCTTGCGGCAACCATTGACATTGCGTATGACATGGAAAGTGGACTGAATAAGTTCTATGATTCTATGGCAAAACGTATGTTCAATTGCGATAGTCATAAGTTCCATATTAAGGGAGAAAGTGTCGCTAAGACGGGATTCTGGGTCGCTAAGAAGCGATATGCATTGGACAAGGTGTATGATTTGGAAACCCGTCAGAACGTCAGTAAACTTGTCGTGAAGGGATTAGATGTCGTAAGGTCATCGTTCCCCAAAGCATTTCGGGAATTCATGACGCAGATGTTGACAGATATTTTGGGCAGAGTAGATAAGAACGAATTAGACGAGAAGATTCTTGCGTTAAAAACTTCATTGAAGACTCGTCATTATTTAGAAGTTGCACGAAATACATCGGCAAATAATATCAGTCAGTTTGCCGCAGGGGAGGGCGGTGGAGGAATCAACCGATTCAAGAAAGGAACTCCTGCACATATTAAGGCAGCAATTGTGTATAACAGGTTATTGACGCACTTCGATATTCAAACACGATATGAACCCATCGCAGATGGTGCAAAGATTAAGTATGTATATCTGAAGGACAATCCGTTGCACATTGACACATTGGCAATTAAGGGATACCAAGACCCACCACAAATCGTGGAAATGGTTACCGAATATATTGATACGGATGCGTTATTTGAAAATGAATTACGGAATAAATTGGATGACTTTTATACGGCGTTAAAATGGGGAAATATCCCAACGGAAATTAACCAGAATGCGAACGATTTCTTCTCCTTTTAATAGATAATTTTGCCCCTTGACTTTTGGGGCAAGATCAGTTATATTACTAGTATACCACAACCGAGGTCAAAATATGTGTAAGTACTGTATCAAATACTTTAAGTTGCTCTCCCGCCATTGCACGGCATATTCCTATGGTGAATGTGATTGTCCCAAGTGTCAAGGTATGTGTTCATGTACATCTAACAACCTGAGAAATAACTAAATGATTGATGATTCTATGGATGAGTACTGGGGATTGATGGTGTTTGGTGTAGGCCTTCTTTTGATGGGAATTGGTAAACTTTTTAAACGGTGGTTTCGATGAAAATTATTAAAAGTAGTGACTTGCTCATTTCTGAAAATAAGGCAGGTAATCGTAAGTTCTGGCGGTTGCATATTCTTCAAGACGATACCGCATATGACGAGGGTCGCCGCGTTGCACGCGTTGATTTCTATACACAGAGTGAATGGTATCAGTTGACCAAAACGGGTCGTGAAACAAAGAAGCAACAATCCGAGCCATACTTTGCCGCACCGACTAATGTTGGACGAGCAAACGAACGGAACAGTGAAGAGCAGGCTTTCTTTGAGTTTGATGCCATTATCAAGAAGCAGTTGGATACGGGATTCTATCGTGAAGGTGAGAAGGTAGATAGTTGGCCCATGCCGATGTTGGCACACAAGTTCAAGGATCATATGAACAAGGTGGAATGGCCGTCCTATATTCAGCCCAAGCTCAACGGTATGCGTATGTTGTTCAACGGCACTGACGCACGGAGTCGAGGCAACAAGGAAATTATTCCCGAAGTGATTCAGCATCTTCAGTTTGATACGGGTGGGTTCATTCTTGATGGCGAACTGATGCTTCCGAATAATCAGTTGTTGCAGGAAAGTATGAAGGCTATCAAAAAGTATCGTCCAGAACTATCTCCGCTACTCATGTATCATGTATATGACATTGTGGACAACGAACTGCCATACGCCATGCGTCAGCAGATTATCGTTGACTTGCTGCATAACGCCCCACCAAATGTCGTGATGGTGAAGACAGTGGAGTGTATGGATGAAACGGAAGTCTACGAACAGCACACGCAGTTCGTGTCAGAAGGATTTGAAGGAACCATGATTCGTAATCCGTCGATGGAATATGAAATTGGAAAACGTTCCTATTCACTACTTAAACTAAAGGATTTTGTTGATGCAGAATATCGTATTGTTGACGTTATTGACGGTGATGGAAGTGACAAGGGCCTTGCTATTTTCATCTTGGAAACAGATACAGGTAACCGTTTCAATTGTCGCCCAGAAGGCACTCAGAGCAATCGAGCGGAACTATATCTCAGTCGTAAGGAATTGGTAGGTAAGTTCTTGACGGTTCGATATCAAGAGTTGAGCCGTGACGGCATCCCGATCTTTCCGGTCGGGGTGTCAATTCGTATCGGCGGAGAATTTTAATAAACTGGCATCACAGTCGGTCGGGACGACGGTAGGAGTGGATATACGGGCGCTACCCGAATGTTACAACCACACTATGCTAGCCAAGGACTTAGAGAAATCTATGTGGGGTTCGAATCCCCTGATGCCACTAGGAGGAATATATGCTAAAAATGTTATTAATCGCACAATTGATAGTCCCAACATTATTAAACAAACCATTATCGTCAAAGAAAACCGCAAGAAGTACCACGGCTAATTATATTGTATTGCATTATGATGATGGTGGTTCATATAAATCGACAAGACGAACGTTAATTAAAAAAAGAAATAGTTATCATTATTATATCCAACGTGATGGAACTATTATTAAATTAATAGACCCGAAGTATGAAGCCTCCCACGCGGGCATTTCGTATTATAAAGGAATGGTTCGATTAAATAAATATAGTATTGGTATTTGTTTACAAAATGACCCACCAGAAGCATATACAGAAAAACAATATAATAGTG